TCAAGTAATTCCAAGCCGAGCAAGTTCAGCGCTGACGCGGGCCTGAACAAGCGGTTCCAGTACCGCAGAAAAGAAGTCATCCCCGAAGCCGTTCATGGCGACGTTGACGAATCCGCAAACCACGCGGACATTTCCAAGCACATACCCTTTTGAACTCGATATTCTGTCCAGGCTCGGGGCCCATGGGCGGACTCGGAGACCTTCCGGCTTGTCGTCTCTGAATGGCAGCAGCGTGATGGCACAGCGGTTGCCCTGGCACTTCACAATGTTGGCAATATCCTGCTCTTCGATTGAGAACTCCAGACCGCGCTGCCTCGCTCCCTTGCGGTGCCGAACCCAGATTTCCCGTATGACCCTAGGGTCTGTCGTGTCAATTTGGACTGGCGTGCTGAGCAGGACATTCAAACGCTGGATTGCAATATCCCTGTTTGTGCCCAGCGTCAGCCGCCTTCCGTCAGGCAGTTTTGCACGGTAGCTGGAGCCATCCAGGTAAAGGTGTTTCGGTAGATCGCGTTTCACGGTGTCGCCTTCTGATTTTCTTCAAAGACCGCGGCGATTCACTTCCCGGCTGTCGTCGTAGATGCGCTTGGTGGTCGCTGTATCGGCATGCAGCTCAGGGTATTCCCGGTGCTTCTGCTTGAACTGGGTCACGAAGTAGTGGCGCAGGCTGTGCATGGTGAAGTTGACCTCCAGCTTGCCGGCGTCCCGTGCCGCCTTCTTGAGGCGGGCGAACCCCAGCTTGAATGCCTGGGCGGTGTAGGCATTGCCCTTGGCGTTGGGGAACACCCAGCCGTGCCGTGAATCCTCGGCTCTGGCGCGCAGCCGGTCCACCAGGTCAAGCAGCATGCCATCCATGTCGATGACCTCCACCACCTCGGTGCCCTGTTGCTTGGCCCGGATGACGCGGATCTGGGTTGCGCTGATCTGGGTCCATGACAGGGTGCGGAACTCGACGCCACGATTGCCGGCAACGGCCGCGAACTCGGCCATGCCGGCCAGCACCTGGGCCTGCCCCTTTTGTGCCCACGCCCAGTCCAGGAAGATTTTCAGGTTTTCGGCCTCCGGCGCCTTCTGGTTGGGCCGCTCCTTGTTTTTCCTGACCTGCTTGCAGGGATTTGTCTCCAAATCGCCACGCTCGATACCGACATTGAAAAGATTTGAAGCCAGGGCCTTTTCCTTGTTGGCACGCGATGGCGCATCAGCACGCTCTACGCGCATGTAGCGGGCCATGTGGGCTGGCTTGATGCTGTTGGGGTGCATCAGGCCGAACACCTTGAGCAGCGGAATGGAGGCCTGTTCGTAGTCTCTGCGCGTGTCCTCTGCCAGCGCGGCCCATTCCGGGCTCGCCTTGTAGAGGCGCCACAGCTCGTTCATGGTGCCGCGGTCGCCGTTGTCGCGGTTCATGTCCAGCACCGCCTGGATGGCTGCTGCCTTGTCGCGCCCCAGGGGGATCGGCTTGCCACCAACCGGGTGGTACCGGTAGGTGAATCCGTGCTTTCTGGGCACGGCCTCCATGCGCGGTAGTAGTCCCTTCGCGCTGGCTCGGTCGCGTTTGCGGCTCATGGCATCGTCCTCCCAATTTCGGCGGCAGTGCGGACGATTGCACGTCGGGTAGCGGCGTAGGGGTCTTTGGACTTGTCTTCATGCGCAGCGATCATCCGGCCTTTGTTGTTGCCGTAGACGCTGATAGTCGGCTTGTCCGGGATTGTTGCGTTGATCTCCAATTGAAGCCTAACCGCAAGTCGCAGCGCATCGTCATCGTTGGTGAGCGGGTTCCACCAGCGGTATCCATAATGAACGCCGATACCGCGTTCACCGTTTGGGGCTTCACGGTACACGCCTTCAATCCCAGCAGCCTTCGCAGCCAGTGTTAGTAGTTCGCGGTCGGTATCGCTCATGCAGTGCTCCACCTTGGCTGGTTCATGTTGGCTCCGGATACCGGCGTGCCGGTGCTCTGGTCCTGCCTGGCGCTGGTCACGGCATCGTAGTGCTTCTGGTTGACCAGTGGTCGACCGTTGGGCTTAGTGCGCACGACCAGGCCCATGCGGCGCAAGTGTCGGATCTTTGCAGCGTTCTGGGTGTATCCCTGGCAGATGTTGTCAATATCGCTGTCTGGTACGTCAGTCATGGTGTCACCTTGTGCATGGGGCAGACCCAGGTGCGCAGGCCGAGGACACGTCGAAGGGTCCAGCCTTTGCCGCCCGGGCGCTTGCAATGGCAGAGCGGACAAAACCTCACTGGATGGTCGGCGGTGCAGGGTTCGCCAGCTTGTCGGCAGTGCCCCGCAGCATTTCCGCGGCGGCCTCGGGTCCAAAGTTGTCCGCGACCATGCCGGCCAGCACGGCCACCATTCCGGCAAACATCCTGGCCATCTGCTGGGCGGTCACATTGCTTTTCGCAACGCTCTCGATGGCCGGCCCGATAGCGTCCGCCAGCAGCTGGCCCCCGACTTCCTCCGGCTTGCCGACGTACTCTTGCGTTTCAAGATTGACGCTGCTCTCCAAACTGGCCAGCTTGGTCTCGGCATCCTTGGCCCTGCAGTCTCCGCACTGGTAGGGTCCGCTCTGGAGTAGCGCATGACCTTCCCCTAATTGGCCGCAAATTTCCGCCGATCCGTGGCCGGTTACCGTCCTTGATCCGCAGTACGTTTTCTTTTCATTTTCCATTGTCAAACTTCCTAAAAACTGGCTATAGCCATTGTTGATGGGGATATGCAGCTATCAATGTGATAGCGCTAGAACGGGATTTCGTCCGAGTCATCATCGAAACCGGCCGGCTGCCTGGGAGGGGGTGCCTGCCGCGCGCGCGGCGCTGAGTTCGTTGATGGGCCCTGTGCTGGCTGGGGGCGCTGGCCATTGTCTTTTGGCGTGGCAAAGTCGAAGCTTTGCATGCGAGCGACCATCTTGTGGCCCGATTCGCCGCCACGCTTGGTGTAGTCCTCGATGTGCACATCCTCCAGAACCGCATGGATCAGCATTCCCTTGAGCATGTTGGGTGCGGCCTTTGCGGCATATTCGCCCCAGAACCCGGCCTCAATCCATTGGGTCTGCCGGCTGCCATCGTCAGCTTTTTTCCCGAAGTTGTAGGCCAGAGACAGGGTGACGACGGGTTGGCCATTTGGAAGGTAGCGGACCTCTGCATCGCGGCCGATACGCATCAGGCCTGACGTTATGACTGGCATTCTGGTTCCTCTTGCTGTTCGACTTTTGTGACGGACCCGAAGGCACTCAGTGCGGCCTTGGCCAGACTGAGCGTTTCGGTCGCCTCGACTTCCTGCTGGCTGATGATCTCCAAATGCCGCCGCTTCCGTGCGACCAGGCGTTCCAGTGCCTCCTCCTTTGTCGGACTGATCCAGCGCGCGCCAGATGCCAGGGCAAAACGCGGCTTTCTCCAGTGCCGTTCAACGCATTGGAACCATGCGCCGCGAGGCGTTATCCTGGTGACGCGCCAGCTTGTCCATCCAAGCTCCATGCCTACGTACTGCTCGGATCCGTCGTCTATCCACTCGCCGTCGACGCGGTACCAGATGTCGCCTACTTGAGGTAGCTTGACGCCGCTCATACAGCACCGCCTTCCGTGTCGTCAGGCTTCTTGCGCTCGATGCCTGCCAACATGAAATTGGTGAAGGCTTTGCATCCTTCCCGAAGCTCAGTCAGCTCCGCATCGCACTCGTCACGAACCGCCAGCCACTTCGGCCAAATTTCCTTCGGCGCGTGCTGCAGGGCATTGCTCAGTGCGTGGCGCAGTCGGTCGGCCACGTCGATTGCTGCGAGCGTGTTGGCGCGTTCTGCTGTCAAAGACACGTGCTGTACGACCGGCAATGGAGAGTGCTTCGGCTTCGCGGCCTGTTTTGCTCGGATCGCCTCCACCTTGGTCCAAATCCTAGCCAACTCGGTTTCGCCACATGCGTGCATATCAATTTGCTGGGCAAGGCACAGTGCAGCAAGCGTAACCATCACCCCGCCTACCTCTTGTTGAGTTTCACCAACTGGACGGTCAAACACATAGTCAACCAGTTGATGCGCCTCACTCTGGGTGCATCCGCAGGCTTGGACAAGCTCCAATGATTCCTCAAGAAATCTGTGATTGCGCTCGCTCTTGTCAGCCGCTATGGTTGCTCCAAAGCAGGAATGAAGCCACGGCAGAACACGTTGCTGAAATGGCTCCACCTGCTGCGTTGCCTTCAATCTTGCGTTCTCGTTTGTCAGCCTCGCAATTTCAGTACGCAGTTCGCAGTATCCATCCATGTGCTCATGCGGGTGGCTTCGCGTGCATTGAGGAACCGGCCGAGCTGCCTGCGCTCCTGAATTGATAGCTGCCGGCGAAGTGTTGGCGCGTTCTGTGGAGTTCAGGCCTAGCGCAGCCACGCGGCGGTACTTTTCTTCCGTGTCGTGACCATCCCACGGTTTGTCATAGGGCGGCAGGCCATCGAACAGGTATTCCTGCGAATCGTGGAAATGCCAGCTCACCTGTCCGGTCGGAAGGTCGATATAGACGCAACCGTGCCAGTCCTCGCTCCAGCCTTCAATAGCGGTCCTGGCAGTGCCTGATGGGAAGCACTTGGCGAGGGCCGCCACGACCTTGTTGCGCTCAAGGTAGGCTGCATCCTTGCGGCCTTCCATGTCGGCAACGCGGCGGTCGCCGTATTCGCGCATGTCGTCGATGTCATACACGCATCCAGGGTCATCGTGCCCAACCGGGTATGCTACCCCACCGACCCGCAGCTCTTCATCACGGTCAGCACGGCCAGCGGCGTAGGCTGCATGTGCTGTCAGATCGGACTTTGCTACAGAATCAGTAGCTTTATGAGCAGATTCGACGAGGGCTGGAGCCGGTTTTGTGATGCTATCTTGGCAAGGATCATTGCTGCCTGTGCATGCGTTCAGGTGGTTGTTAGCGCGCGGACACCGTTTGTTTCCGCACTCAGGGCACACCGCCATGCGCACGCTTCCCAGGTCGGTGTAGTCGATTGGTCGGCACGTCAGGCACCAGCAATCACGCTTTACAAGCGGCGGCTTCCACAACTCGCCACCCAGGTACGTGTAGCCCAGGTGCTCCAGGGTCTTGATGGCCGCCTGATGTTCGGCGCGGCGTGCCGCGGATTCCTCGAATTCTCCGCAATATTGGGTCTTCTTCACATAGGGAAAAACAGCCTTCGCATTTCCGATGATGCTACCGGTCATTGAGGGCGCGCGCTTGCGGCACTCAAGGTAGTCAGTTCCGATGAAATTGGAGTGCTGGCAACTCTCGCAGTTCATGGTGTCAGTTCCTTTCCAGGGTGCTGGAGTTGATCAGTGCCCGCAGGCCAGAGAGCCGTCAGCTTCTTCGCGCTGGCCACAGCTCAGGCAGATGCGACGGTGATTGGCGGCAGTGTTGGGCGCCGTTCCGCTTTGGCCCTGGTCCGCACCTTGCTGCTGGTCAGCCTTGGGCACCGCGTTCGTGTTGGTATCGGTGGAATTCATTGCTTCGCACCCTTCATTGCTGGCAGCAGGTCGCGCTGGCCACTCGACTTCATGGCAGAAATGAGGCCGGCGGTTTCCATGTCTTCCAGCAGCCGGGCGGCTCGGTTGTAGCCAATGGCCAGATGCCGCTGCACCAGGCTGATGCTGGCCTTTTGGTGCTCGCGCACGAGGGCCACAGCTTGGTCATAGAGCGGATCCGGATCGCCGGCCGTTGGCGCGGAAGCTGGTTGAACGGATTCACCGCCAAGCGCCTGTATCAGGTCAGGGATCAGCTTGCGCAGCTCGCCGGTGGCGATGGCCACGTCCGCGTCGAAATGGTCTTCCTGGCCGTCGCCGGGGCTGGCTGCATTGCCCTCGAAAACCGTGTCCAGGAACGCCAGCTTCTTGAGCTGCAGGCCTTCCGTCAGAACGAACGACACGCGGTCGCTCCAGGTCAGCGCGACCTTGGTCGGCATCTTGCCCTGGGCAATGTGCTGGGCTACCTCGTCAATGTCCAGCGCGTGGCGGCCATAGCGCACCACGGCGCGGGATTCGTCGGCAGCCTTGAGCTCGCATTCACGGTCCACGCTGAAACTTGGCGGAGCTTCCTTGGTGCCAAGCCAGTGCGCCATGGCCGCTGCCGGAGATGTCTCGGTGTGAACCAGCTGCACGACAAGGCCGTCAATCGATTGCACCAGGGCGGTCATCACCGCGTCGGCCTTGGCCTGGCTGCCCGCATCGGTCACGAGGATTCCGGTCGCAGGGTCGGCCCAGACCAGAATGCTGGATTGCTTGGTGAAAGCCATGGGTAGCAGCGACAAGCGAACCTCGTCGGCAATCTCGCGCTTTTCCTTCTTGCCAGGTTTGCGGCCGGTTGTGGCTTCAAGGTGCTCGACCTGCTCTTGCACCTTGCGGCGGATGACGGATGCCGGGATGGTCTTGACCTCGGTAGTCAGCTTGAGCATCCACTGGCCGCCGACCACCTCAACCATGGGGCCGTTGGCGTGGCCGCGAGGCTCTACCCAGCCGACCGACTTTGCCTGAGTTGGGCCGCAGGGGGTGAATGGGGCCTTTTGCAGTGTTGCATCCAGATGCAACGCCGATGCCGGCCATCCCGACACTAGGCGGTAGATCATCAAATTCTTGAACATGCTGTTTCCTATGGGTGGTGGGGCGTGTGGGCTACCTTCACTGCGTCCTAAGCGCTTGCCTCGCCTGCGTTATGCAAGGGTCAACGGTGCTCGTCCCGTGGGGATATGGCTTTCCATTCCAGATCCAGTCATGCACACGCCCCAAAAAAATCAAGCGTGGGCCGGTGCCTTGGGGGCCGGTTCGGGGTGGTACTTCGTGAACGGCAGGCTCTTGATGTGCTTGCCGAAGTGGACGCCGATGGACTCTGCCTTGATGAAGTCCTCGTACTGCTGGCGCGTCACGCCGGGGTAGTGGTAGATGGCGCCTGCGCCGTGGCAGAACTGTACGGCGAGCGTGTTGGTGCCGTCGTCAAAGCCAATGGCCTTGACCTGGGACGATTTGACCGGGTTCAGGCTGATGTGGGGGCGCTTGTCAGTGGAATACGCCTGGGGTGCTTGGTACTTCTGGTTCATGGTTCTCTCCTTGGTGGTTGGTAAATCAGGCGGCGCGAGCGGACATCGTGCGTTTCTGGAACACGTGCACGCCGGGCAGGTTGGTGTTCAGGCCCAGGCCGCGGACGTAGGCGCGCAGCTTCACGCTGTCGACGGACAGCAGGGCAATCAGTTCGGGGTGGGCTGCCACGTGCTGGACCAGCGAAATCAGGCTCTTGACCTCGTAATCGACGGTCCCCTTGACGCTGGTGCCGGAGGCCTTGGCCGCCTCGGTGCTGGCAACCGGTGCAGCGATGACCGACGACACCACGCGCAGCGCGGCGACGGATTCATTGGCGCTGACAGCCACTTCATTTGCGCGCTGCTCGGCCTGCTGGCTCTGCAATTCGGCATGTACACGCGATGCCTCGGCCTGGCGGCGGGCTTCTTCGGCTGCGGCCTGGTCCCCGGCTGCGGCTGCGGCTGCGGCTTCCTGTGCCAGTCGTTCCTGTTCGGCCTTGGCAGCTGCGGCGACGGCTGCGGCCTCGTCCTCGATGCGTTTGCGCTCGGCTGCGGCCTGTAGCTCCAGCTGGCGGGCTTCCTCTGCCAGGCGGCGGCGCTCGGCCTCTGCAGCTTCTTCTGCAATGCGGCGCGCATCGGCGGCTTTGCGCTGCTGCTCGTCGTAGTAGGTCAGCATCGAGCCCTTGATGGCGTTCTCTGCGGCCGTCAGGTCGGCCATGGGGGCACGGAACAGGTCGTTCACTGCCTTGAGTGCCTTGTTCATGGGACCGGTAATGGCCGTCCGAGCGGCTTCCATGCGGGTGATGCGACCCTTCACGGACTGGAGTTCTTCGCCGGCCAGGCGGTAGTCGTCATCGCTGGTGATGACGAACGACTGGGCCATGCGCAGCGCGGATGCCGCGGTGCGATTCATCACGGCCATGTCGGGGATGGCGAGGGATTTGACTTCTGTCAGAACGCCTGTGTCTTGGGCGGTTGTTGCTTCGGTATTCATAGCGAGTGACGCTCCTTGAAACGCTGCACGGTCAGCAGGGAAAGGAAAACAGGGAAGTCGGACGGGTCCGTGAACTCGTGCAACTTGTAGGTACCGTCAGGAAACAGCTGCAGGGCACCGCGGCGTGCCGGTTGCTTGCGGCCATTGGCCCGGAACATTTCTGTGTAGGCGGCGGTTTGCAGGCCCACGATGGGGCTCATGGAGACGGTGCTTTTCAGGTCAACGTCCCAGAGGTCGCCGCCCATGGCATAGCAGCGGTCGATAGTCCCGGCATAGCGGTGCACGGGGTGATACAGGCGCTGCTCATTGGCCACAACTGACAGGCGCTTGTCGGACTTGAACCGCTTGTAGCCCGCCAGGTAGCCCGCAATCGGCACCAGGGCAGCGCGGCCCTCGTCGGATTCCTCGTCGAGGTCATCGTTGTCCAGCAGTTCGCAAGCGCGGTGCACAGCAGTGCCAAGTGCTGCCTTGGCATTCAGGACTTCCCTGGGCACGCCGTCAAAGTTGTAGAGCGGCTTGAGCACCTGGGTGACGCTGGGCATGACAACGCCATCCAGCGTGTATTGGTGCAAGGCTTCATCGAACTGCAGAGAGGCCATGTTCAGGCACCCATCGACAGCAGTTCGGCCTTGATGGTGTCGAACTGCTCGGCATTGAGCTGTGTCAGCGTGTCGGCACCAATGCGCGCCAGCATTGCGGCCACTGCGGACTCGGGCAGCTCCAGGGCCTTGATCTTGGTTTCCAGGTATTTCACCTGGCCGGCGTTGATCGTCGGTATTTCACCGGTGGCCGGGTCTGCCTTGCTGGCTGCCGTTGCCTTGGGTGTGGGATCACCCTGGGGCTGATCTGTGGTTGGAGCAGGACCAGTGCCGGCGCCTGCCTCGGCAGCCTCAACAACGGTAGCCGCTGCAGCGGCGGCCTTGGCCGCAGACTTCGACACCGGGGCCGGCGGTGGCTCTGGCATGGTCGACTTTGGCATGGAGTAGGTGCCATCGTCCTGGCGCTCCACATCAATGATGTCCGGCACTTCCTCGGCGGCTGGCAGGCCCATCAGCAGCTCCGGTGCGTAGATGCGGCCGAAAAATGCGGCAGATCGGTAGCGCAGCATCAGGTCTGGCATGGATTGCCACTTGCTGCCGTTCTTGCCGTACCAGCCTTCATTGACGGCCATTTCCATCGTCACCTTGGGAGACTCAAGGCGGGTATTGGTGGAGAGTTCGATTGCCCAGGCAATGCATGTCGCGTTGCGCACGCGGACTTTGGATGTGACGGCCTTCTTTTTGTTGTTTTCCCACTCGTAGGTGGTGTAACTGGCTTCAATCTCTTCGCCCAGCGTGATGTCAAAGCGCAGGGGCGAATAGCGGCCACAGGAGTTGATCGCGGCGATGATGAACTGGCTCGACCAGCTGGGCCGCCCTTCAATGACGTGCAGGTTCTGCATGATCATCAGCGGGTCGGCATTCATGCGCTGAGACATGTTCAGGGCGACCATGCAATTGGGGATGGCCGCGGGGTTGTCTTCGATGGTCTGGTTCTGGCCGTAGCCCTTGACGATGGTGGCCCGGTACGCGGTCGGCACCATGGACGACTGGGAGAACATCTTTGCTGTCCGTTGCATGAATTCAAAGGACTCAAGGCTCCCAAAGCCCATCGTGACAACGGCATTGGATTCAGTGGTGGTGAGTGCGTTCATATCTACTTTCAGGTGGTTGGTAAAAATAACCGATAACGGATATTGATGGGCGAGCGAAGGCGCTACGTTGGCTCTACGTTCAGTGCGTTGGCAACCGATTGCCGCGCCAGCTCCGGCGTCTGGTTGTGTGCAGCGCAAGCACTGCACTGGCACGTGATGGGCTGTCCCTTGCCAAACTGGATAAGGCGGTAGCGGGGCTCGCGGTTTACCACTGGGATGGTCACTCCGCTGATGGTGAAGGCCTTCACGCTGCCACCCCGCAAAACTGCTCTTGGGGCAACTGTTCAACCGTCATGCCAAGGCGCTTTGCCAGGTCGAGGGTTTCACGCTTGAGAGTTTTGGTCCCAGCGATCTGGGCCAACACTCGGGCTGGCTCATTTGCTGGGTAGGACTGCAGCATGCCGTACACGCTGCGCACTGCGATTTGAATTACTGGGCTTTGCATTTCCTGACCTCCTATGAATTTCCTGATTACGCCCAGAGAATAACCGAAAACGGATTGCAAGTAAACCCCTAAAGGATATGGCGAGGCACTTTTTTAGGCGATGACTTCTCCGCGATCTGCTGCGCGGTCGATGCGCTCAATCTCGGCCAGGATCAGGGCGCCGGCCTTTACAAGGCCTACTCTAGCGTTAGATGGCTTCAACTGGTAAGGCTCCCACGGCCACATGGGGCCTTTGATTCCTTCTACGGCATTCATCTTCAACACTGGCACGTCGAACAATTCCAGGATGTACGCTGCTGCGCCCCTGGCGAGTTCGCCGCAGTCATGCTCGTCATCGTGCTCCGGCGTCCAACCCTCCACGCTGATCTGGCGCTGGCGCTCGGCCAGAACATCAGACGCTGCCGCAGTAGGCGAACCGCCAAGGGCGTGCTCAAACATGGCGCGCGCCTGCTCGGCGGTCAAAAGGTTCGTTCCAGTCGGCCATGACTTCTCGTAGCCGCCAAAGAATCTGTGGTTGATGTCGCTGAATGAAATGCCACTGTCTGGTTGGAAGTCCTTCGGTAGTTTCCATCCAAGGAAGCGGTTCACCATGGCATTGATGTCGACAGCCTGAGCTGCCGGGACAGCCTGCGCAACTGGTGATTTGTCAGCTGTGGCATCGGCATTGGCGACACCCTTCTTGGCCTGTCCCTGTTGGTAGGGCATCCATTCGCAGTAGCGTGTGGTCACCGGATCGTCACCTTCTTGGATCAATGTGCACGATGTCACTGTGAAGCGGTTGCCTGCGTGGTCTGTTACGTCCAGGTTGACCATGCGGTCACCGTACACGTAGATCACCGTCGCATCCATCGGTTGCGGTCCATGCGATATCGGGTATAGATCCGGCTTGTTGGATGCGAAAATGGGGCCACCGTCGTGGCGGTACCAGACCTTGCGGCCGATTGTGGGTTTAATCAAGATTGCTCTCCTTTACGGGTGGTGGTGGAAATGACTGCCGGCTGGCTGTCGTGGGGTGAAATTCGGTTTACCGTCCAGTCACGCCAGGGTCACGGTGACCTTCACAGCCTTCATGTGCCCGCTTCGTTTGCGGCGCTTCACCTGTTCGCGCCAGTGATCGTTGCCAGTAGCGAGCAGTTTTGCCCATGCATCCCGGCGTGTCATGCTGATGGTTACGTGGTGAATCCAGGGTTTTGATCGAGCGCCCCACGGCTTGATCTGGATTGCCCAGTAGTGCCTCATGCCGTTCCACTCGTCAGCATTTCCCCGGCCTTGGTGTACGTCTCGCGCAGCGGCCCAGCGCCAATGCCCACCCACTTGTCGGCCGGCTCCCGGGGGCCGAACCAGCAGAACGGCACCACGGCCGCCACGTTGCCGTCAGCGTGGGCCCAGTTGATGAACGGCTGCGGGTCTTGGCCGAAGGCGCCGCCGGGCAGCAGGATGGTCTTCGCGTCCGGCCGCTTTGCAGCCAGCAGGGCCTGGTAAGAGCCCTGCAGGATGCTGCTCTTCATGTCGTAGTCATCAACGCCAACCAGATCGAACTGCTCAATGCAAGTGAACGATTCTGGCTTGGCCGCGTAGATGCATGCCAGTTTCACGCCATCGAGCTCCGAATACCGGGCGGCCACCGAGCGGATGATGGCGCAGGCCTTGAACAGGTCATCCGGTGTGCTGCAGTTGGTATTGGGTTCGTCCAGCGGCACAAGGGCTTGCACGAACTGCAGGGCGCCGCTCACATCCAGGTAGTCGAGCAGTTCCGTCAGGTTGGACTCCGCGTCCTGACGCAGCCGGAAATTTTTTCCGCTGTCGGCGAATCGTTCAAACAGCTGGGAGGAGACATCCAGCACCGTGAATGAGCGCATTTTCAGCATGTCGAGGATGGCTTGCGTGGCGCCATGGAACTGGCACTCCCAGTGCAGGTTGGTGTGGCCTTTGACCTCGGCTACCTGGCCTGTTTCGCACCCGTAGTAGCCGAACAGCAGATCCTTGCGGAGTACGACCGGCGTCGGCACGGTGATGTCGTGGCCCTGGGGCTGGCGGTTGCGCCAGTAGGCAACGGCGAGGAAGAGGGCGATTGCGGCGATGATGTAGATGGTCATGGCGATTTGGCTTTCTGGTGAGGTTGGGGTGGCTCAGGGGTTATTGACGAAGGGTGTCAGCGGCGTGTCGTACCCCAGCATCAGCGGGTGCATTGGGTCGCCGCTGGCGGTGAGTCCAAAGGAGAGCAGGGGTTTCCCACTGGCGCGAAGCAGCTCCAGCAATTCGTCGATGCTTGCGTGCAGGCTCTTCGGGACCTTGTTGCGGTTGCCCCAACACGGCACCAGGTAGTCGGCATCGGCGATGATGCGTACCAGGTGTGAGTGGTTAGTTGCGAGCTGACCAACCGTCATTGGGTGACGTGCCAGCTCGCGTACGTCCGTGGCTCGGTATGCGAATGCATTGCCAACGATGAAGGCCGAGGCGCCCCAGCGCTTGGTGAATCCGATCCACTTGCGCACGGTGGCGTCATCAAGGTTGGCATCGGCCGTGCTCGGGTTGATGCCGAAGAAGGCATAAACCGGGCCTTCCATGGCAATGATGCGCTCCAGCCGGTAGCGGTACTGGCCGCAGGGGGAAATGATGGCGGTCATATCTGTGCGGCTCCTCGCAGAATGGGTGCCACGTGGCCCAGGCCGCTGCGCTGCAGGGCGGCCACGTTGTAGTTGCCGTACGCAACCAGGCAAATGGGGGCGCCGGAGTTGAAGGGTGCGCGGCTGCCGTCCACGCGGTGGAAGTGGGGGCGGCCGGCGATGAAGCACACGGCATCGGCCGCGCGCCACACGGTCTCGACAAACATGGCGGTTTCGGTGCGGGCCGGTATCAGTGCGATGCCGTCACCGTGCTGGGACAGCTTGCGCATCCACAGGATGGCCTGGCGGCCAAATGGCGGATTCATCCACACGCGGCCATGCCACTCGCGCTGCAGGCCGTCGTCTTCAATGGTGAAGTGCTCATAGGCGGTTGGCCACGGGCGGCGCTCGGCGATGGGTGCGCAGGGGTCCAGGTCGAAGCGGCCGAGCCTGGACAGGATCTCGGGCGGTGTGAGCCATTCGTCCGTTCCCATTCGTGATGATTGGTGGGCGCTTAGGCTCATTGCTGGCCACCTTTCAGCAGCTTGAACTCCACCACCCATACCCAGGGGTTGGCGTCCCAGCTTCCGGGGCCGTTGATGGATTCCCACAGTTCCTTGTAGGCGAGAACCGCTGTCGGCCATAGCCCACATTTCCTATCATCCATTTTGTGCGTGTAGCCAGAGCAGATTGGGAATCCATCGTCAGGGCGGAATGGATAGCAGTTAATCCCTTCTGCCCGTGCATCGGCCTCGCTGATGTCCTGCAGCCGCTCCACGCGCACGCTGACGATTTCCAGCAGGATGCGGCTGGCCCAGCGTGGCATGAACATGCTCGGGCGCAGCTTCCCGGCTCCAGGCTGGTGCAGCGCGTCGGCCTCGTACCAGATCCGGTGTGCCGGATTCAGATCGCGTGGCGGAAGATGATCGGCCTCGGCTACCGTGCGCCATCCTTCGCGCCCCCAAAGCTGGTCACCTGGGTTCCCGTAGGGGCACAGGTTGTTCTTCGGGTTGGCAACGAACTCGGGCGTGAACTCCAGCGACTCCAGCCACTCCAGGGCGATGCCCTTGACTAGGCGGCTGGTCTGAGTCTTGATCCCGGCCAGTACGGCCAATGCCATAGCGGCCTTGTAGAGAATCTGGCGGCACTTCACTCCATCCATTGCACGCACCCCGCAGTTTCACACTTGCCATGGACATGGCCGTTTACCGATGACTGGGAAAGGTGGAGGCGGCCGGAGCAAATCGGGCAGGGGACAACCTCCTGGCGGCTCTTCTGCGGCGCTGGATGCACTCGCCACTGAGCGGCAACCCTGATGGCCGTCATGGCCTTCTTGATTTCCAGCTCGGTCTCTTCACGGTCAGCTTGCACCTGCTCGGCGGTGGGCTCGACGCGAAGAGTGCAGGGGATCATTTCCTGCTCGCGGCGGTCAATCTCGATACGCTTGGTCGGCTCGCCTGGCTTGACGTAGGTGCCACGCCCATGCGCAGGCACCTCGCGGAACAGGATGCACGGTAGCCGCAGGAAGATGCCGGGCTTGTCTCCTTGGAAGGCCTCGCGCATGTCAACGCCAGCCTTACAGACACAGGTTCCGTTATCGAACAGAAGCCCGTCGTAGTGAATGCAGGTTCCTGGGTTCATACCATCGAACCTTTCACACTGATCGCCACCGCCACCGGTCGCACCCAGATGGGCTTGGCCGACAAGCTGAACGTCTCCCCGGCCTTGGCCAGAAGCAGTGTCTCGCCCATCACCTCGGCAATCGCCTGGGCGGCGTCTGGCGGCACGGCGTTGCCGATGCGCTCGCGCCAGTCCTGATCGCTCAGGCCGTCCAGCTCCAGCTGCTCCTCGGGGTCCACCAGGCTCTGCAGGGCGGCCAGCTCCAGCGTGGTGAATGGCCGATGCCAGGTGCCATCCAGCGCCTCGATGCGGCACACCAGCTTGTCGGCCGGCGCCGGAATGCTGCGAGGGTCGGCCACGCTCCAGTGCCCGTTGTCGTGGCAGGCAGCAGCTGCAACGGCATAGCTCGCCTGATCCCACGGTACCACGCCATAGTGGCCGCCGGTCAGGTAGTGGTCGCCCTTGCCCCGCTGCATGCTGGGCCGTGGGTCGGCAACGGCAAAGGCGCCCTGGCCAGTGGTGCTGCCGCTGATCACAGTCCCAGCAGGTTCGGCGAAGTCAGTCACCGGATACTTGGCGAAAGATGGGCCGGCCCGGCGTGGGTCCGCCACCGCCTGTCCCGTGCCGTGCGCGCTGGTCACGGCCTGCGCGGCGCGGTCCCAGGGGACGATGCGGAACTCGTTGGAGTGCTTAGCCGGCCCTCCGTGGCGGGGGTCGGCGACTGCGTAGGCACCCTGGCCCGGGCTCTGCTGGCCAGCGATGGCGCCTGTCGTGCTGTCCCAGCCATGCACGCCGTAGGCCTGGCCATCTTTCCACTTGCCGGACTGTTCAAACCGAGGATCAGCGACAGCGAAGCGGCCGTTGCTTGGCAGTGACTCGCCTGATACAGCTCCTGCGGTATCGTTCCAGCGGTTCACCCCGTATCCGGCGGCATAGAGCTGCTGGCGTGGATCCGCGATGGAGAATGCTCCATTGCTCGGGGTATTGCGACCTGCCACGGTGCCCATGGTTTCGTCCCACCGGTTAACGCCCATGTATCCGCCACGGTAGTCCGGCATCACTAGGTAGTCCCGCAGATGTCCGTTCTCCACCGCCAGCTTGTTCAGGCTGCGCCAGTCGCTGCCGGCCTCCACAAAGGCCAGGCGAACCCAGGTCTTCCACTGCAAGGCCGGGATGCGGTGCATAGGCCCGGCACGCAGATCGCCCGGCAGCAGCATTCGCCCCAGCACGTCGCCCACCGCGCGCAGCGGCTTCTTGTCCGGCTCGTACAGGAACGGCGGCACCTTCTCCATGTGGCGAGCCACCAACAAAAAACGCTTGCGGCTCTGCGCCAGGCCGCCCAGCTCGCCGCAATCGTGCGTCGTCTCGGCCACGGCGTAGCCATAGGCGCGCAGCATGGCGGTGATCTGGTCCAGCAGGTGGCGGCCCCGGGTGGCGATGCGCGGCACGTTCTCGAACAGAATCATGTCGATGGGGTCGTCCTTGTAGGCCTCCAGCGTCAGCCACACCCCGCGCAGCGTCAGGCGGTTCAGCGCCTGGTACTTGTTGGTCAGGCTCTTGGACTCCGACAGCAGGCCGCTGAACCCCTTGCACGGGGCCGACAAAAACAGCACATGCGGGCGCTCAAACCCAAAGGCCCGGTGAATGTCCGCCGGCAGTGCCTGCTTCCACCCGGGCGGCGGCATGTGCCCGTGGAAGGCCAGGTACTGCTCCAGGTCGAACATATCCAGCACCGTGCCGGGCACGCCGGCAGCGCGCCCAAAATCGCGGATGCCGGCCGGGTCCACGTCGACGCCACCCAGGCACCGCCATTTGCCCACCATGGATCCGACGACAGGGCGCGCGGCATTGAAGCCCTTGGCGCCGCCACCCAGGCCGCAGAATAGGTGCGCGTGGCGCAGGTCGGTCGGTTGGATCATCGCACCCCCCAGATCAACATGAAGATGCACACGACGCCGACGACAACACTCGCGCCGGTTACCAGCCGGTCCTGCCAGTCCATTGGCCTGTCTTCCTCCTGCAGCTGCCACGGTTCGGCCTCTACGCGGGGTTCCATGGGAACAAAATAACCGTTTTCGGGTATTGATTGGCGTGCCAATTCCTGCCGTAGTTTCTTTGACGGCACGGGTTGTCCGGTGATGACAATCATGACTTAGCTCTCTTTCTGTAAACCTTGGTGAAGTGGCCCTCGACCGTGTGCCCGCGCTGCATCAGCAGGCTGGCCAGTTGGGCGCGGTCGTGGTGGCTGTGGGAAGCCTGTCCCAGCAGGCCGAAATAGCTGTTGGCGCTCTGGTTCAGGTCGGCAGCGGGCATGTCCCAAAGGCGGTCCATAGCCACGCGCACGGTATTGCGGCGGGTGATGCGCCGCCAGGGCTTGACGAGGTGGCCAACGAAGTCGATGCCACGTGCCACGGGCTGCAGGATGGTCTTGCGCGGGTTCAGCTGCAGGCGCAGACCGGCCAGGCGGTCCTCGATGGATGCGCGGGCCTGGTTGAGCCACTGGGGCGACTCGTGCAAAAGCAGGAAGTCATCCACGTAGCGCACATAGTGCGGGGCCTGCAGCCCGTGTTTGACGAACTGGTCCAGGTCATCCAGCAGCACGTTGGCAAAGAACTGGCTGCTCAGGTTGCCAATAGGCAGGCCGTGGTCTGCCGGGGCGTTGAACAGGCTCTTGTGCGCGGGCACCAGGGCAAGCTCGCGGCGGCTTCCGCGCACGTCTACATGCTGGCGTGGGTCATGGCTGAGAATGACATCGGCCAGCGCCATCCACCAGGTCTCGGTGATCTGGCGCTGCAGCTGGGCACGCAGCACACCCTTGTCAATGGAGACAAAGAAGTTGGCCAGGTCACACTTGAGGTAGTGCGCCGGGCGGCTCCAGTTGTTGGTATAGCTGCGTACCTGTGATTCGAGCCGCTTGGCGGCGTACAGGGTGCCGCGGCCGGGAATGCAGGCGCAACTGTCTGCCACAAAGCGGGCATGGAAGTGCGGCGCAATGTGGTTGTACAGCAGGTGGTGCACGATGCGGTCGCGAAACTCTGCAGCCCATACCTCCCGCGGGCGCGGGTGGGTGATGACAAAGCAGACCGAGCGCCCTGGCTGGTAGGTGCCAGATGCCAGTTCATCGTGCAGCTGGCAAAGGTTGTGCTCGGCCCTGGCCTCAAAGGCCAGTGCACTGGCGCTGCTGCGCTTGGTTACACGGCAATCGAGGTAGGCCTGTACCAGGTCGGAGAACAGGTGTGGATCTGCGGACGGCAACAGCACAGCCCTCGTAGGACTTGTGGTTGTTGTTCTGGTTGCCGTTGTTGAAGTTGCAATTCCAGGCGTAGGAAGCGTACCCATCCCGCTTGTGAGGCCGCCGTGCCGAAGGCCTGGGCCGATCAGCAGGGAAGCTGCGCCAGACCGGGCCTGCGCGTTGGCAGCGGTATCTGTGGTGCGCATGTCGGTGGCCTTGTGGGCCAGCGGCGGGACCAGATTCACTATGCGCACGGGCATGAGGGCCTTGACCGTCATACAGCAGGCGCCCTGTTCGAGTTTTTGAGCCAGCCGCCAGCCTGCTTGCCGATGCTGCCCAGCAGTTCGATGGACGTGGCCCACAGCTTGGGCGAGATGTACCTAGCATCAAAGCTGACCCGCAGCAGCACCGTCATGGCGCGTTGGCGGGTGAGCAGCTGCTCGATGTGGCCGGCGCGGGTGTCGCGCTGCGTGGCGTTAGCCAGGGCCATCAGATCGAGCATTTCAACGCAGTGCTGGGTGATCTTCTCGCCCAGGGCGCGTTTGACGGTGCGCGGCATTTGCACCTGGGCCTTGACCGCGAGGTCAAGCAGACGCACGCCGGTGCGGTAGATCGGCAGATCAGTGTGCAGGGCCATGGGGCGGCTCAATTCAAAGGATTAAAGGACTGAAGGACTCATACTCTGCGGACGGCAACAGCACAGCCCTCGTAGGACTTGTGGTCGTCGAACTGGTAGCCGCTGGTGAAGTCGCAATACCAGGCGTAGGAAGCGTCATCCTCGTGGGTCTGGCTGGACCAGTGCCAGTCGGGCTTGAGGTGCGGTTTGCAGTTGGCGAACAGCAGGGCCTGCTCCTGGCGCGTCGGCAGTTCACCGCCAATGCTGGCTGCCCAGTCCATGGCGGCTTGCCAATTGAGCTTCTTGTCATGGCGGGCGGCCATCAGGATCAGGTGATGCAAGTGCTGGCCGTTTTGATCCAGCACGGCGCCGGCGTAGTGCTCGCCGGGTTCGAGTTCAATGGTGCATTCATCGATCTCGATTTCGATGGGGTCTTTGGCAGCAACGAGCTGCTGAATCATTTGCGCCAGCTCGGTCTGCTTGGCTTGGATGGCTTCAATGGTTACTGGGGACATGGTGGCTCCGCGAAAAAAAAAGGATTGAAGGACTAAGCGGTGAGGGGAATCAAGCGGACGGCAACAGCACAGCCCTCGTAGGACTTGCGGCTGAGGCCCTGGCCGCCGTAGCCGAAGTAGCACCCCCAGGCGCAGGAAGCGTCATCCTCTTCGCTGGTCCAGTGCCAGCGCGGCTGCAGCTTGGCCTTGAGGTTGGCGTAGATCAGGGCGGCCACGGGGCGTGTGGGCAGCACGCCGCCCTGCTTTTTGGCCCAGGTGATAGCCTTCTTCCATGTCAGGTTCTCGCCCCAGGCGTTGAGATGGGCCACGGCCACGTGGGAGCCATCTGCTTGGGTAAGGATGCCGGCGAAGGTGCCGTCGGCAAGGTCGGAGCCGACCATGGGAAGGTCTTTGAAGGCGATGGTCGCTATGGGTGTGTTGGACATGAGTTCTCCGGTGATGGTTCGCCAAGGGCAACATTGCCCGCCAATGCCCCGCACGCGGGGCATGGACGGTGGTGTCAGCCCAGCTGCAGGCCGTAGGCGGCAGCGAAGGCGGATTGGTTGGAGTAGTCCTCGGATGGCTTGGCGTAACCAGTGACGAGGATCACGCCATTCGCGGACTCGTTAACACGCCCGTTTTGGAGTCGTACATCAATACGGCCGCTCACGTTGTTCAGCTCACACATCGCGCGGTAGACGGCTTCGGCTTGGGGTTGATTGAGAATCACGCTGACCTCCTATTAAATTCCATTACGGATAAATGATAAACCGAAAACGGATATTCGCAAAGAGATTTCTCGCGCCAGGCGCAAAAAAGTGCGCTGGCGCCGGTGCTAGACCAGGTTCAGGTGGTGTGTTTGGTTGTCCAACCTAGTGCCAATTGAATGGTGGCAGGACCCGCAAAGCAGGATCAGGTTCGCGGGCTTGGCGCCGTTAACCGTGGACTCCAATTGATACAGGCTATCCACGTGCACTTCGTCTGCACACATTTCGCATTGACGCCAATAATTCGGCAGCTTCTTGCGGTTGCCGAGGTAGGAGCCTTGGCTGGCGTCTGCGGGGGTAGCGGCTGGAGCCTCAATCACGCCTCCGAGCTCTTTGACGGCTTCAACCATGGCCGGCAACAGGACCTGCGCATGCTCTTCTTCAACGAGGACTGCACGGCTCTTGACCTCGCCGGATGCCGTCACTGTGAAATTGATGATGGCCACCGGCTTTTCATCGCTGATGGCCTGGTCGATGTGCCATTGTCGAAGTTTCGCCACCCTTTCGGCGCTTACTTCGGTGGCAGGTTTAAGATGCGCGACTCCGCTTGGCGCGGGCGACCCCTTCCTTCTTACCATTGCTCTTGTTCCCCAAACTGCGTTCGATGACCTCAGATCCTGGCTTGGACGAAGCGCGTTGAACAGCAGCGACCATATTTGCAGGGACTGGCACGTCATGGTTGATGTTGACCTGGCGCGAATTGCCGCCGGACCATGGCTGTTTCTTGGCAGCCACCAAGCCAATATAACCAAGGACCGTTTGCTTCTCCAAATCGTCGAGGTTGCGCCACTGTTGCAGCAGTGACATTTCCTCTGCGTTTGGCGCCATTTTCGGCAGCACATTGCCGTCCTCTATGGGTTGCAGGAGGTCGGTCGGCTGAACGCCAAATGCGTGCGCGAGGGCGGCGAGAACATCAAGCCCGGTGTGGACCTGGCGGGAAAGGACCCGCTGAATTGTGGATTGCGACATCCCGATGCGCTTGTGCAGCTTGATCTGTGTATCCAGATCCGGCCTGGCATCCATGAGGGCGCGCAGACGCAAAGCGAGGATGTCTTTCAGTTCCATCATGGTGTGAGAAGTATTCCATAAACGGTTAATCGAATACGGTTTGTAGAAATAACCGTTTGCGGTTTAGAATTGCCCCATGGCAAAAGAAACCATCCACCAATACCTGCTGCGCAGACTGGATGCCTGCAAGGGAATCCACTCGCAGATCGCCTCTGAATCTGGCGTGTCCCAGGCAACGATGTCGCGCATCTTTCGGCGCAAGGTTTCGCCGCGCCTGGATGCCGTAGACCCCATCCTTGCGTGGTTTGAAAAGCATGACAAGACGACTCGGAAGGCATCAGCAACCCGAGTCGGACGCCAAAAGGCAGGCCGTGTCAGCCGTGGTGCTGGCATTGCTACACCCAGCCCCATCCGTCAGTAGCCCGAACAGGATCACAACGATGACAGTGGCCTGTGCAATTTCAAAAGCTGTGTGCCAGGTCAGGCTGATTCCCTTCTGCCGGGCGCCGGCTGCGAATACGCACGCTGCGGCCCAGGCCATCAAGGCAAATTGACCCCACGCCCAATCGACCACGGAAGAACCCCTATGTCTAAAGATGGAACCATGTTAAGTCGATCCGGCCGCTCTGACCCTGCGGGAAAACTCTCGGGGCGCCTGGACATTCCTGTGACCAAGGAAATGGAAGAGGCGGTCATTGCGATGGCCGTCATCGCCAACAAGCCGAAGGCTGAATTTCTGCGCGAAGCGCTGGAGGAGGTCTTTTTCGGTCGGTTCAACATGATGCGAAGGTTAGCGCGAGCGAGCGTCCAACGTCCATGGGATGAATCTCCGATGAATAGCGGGGAGTAGGGCAGATGCAATGGGTCGCCCAGCAACTACTCAAGGCAAACCCAGGCTCCCTACGCCTGGAGATTCCACGCTACAACCCCAGGCCGCCTGGCGTCATGCGTGACGGCGGAGCCGCCAAGGCCATCTACGAAATGTTGCAGAAGTTTCCGGGCCGTTACTTCACCCATGGCGAAGTGATGTCGCGCACCGGCTGCACCAAGCGGGCCACCGACTGGGGCCTGCGCTACCTCAAGTCACTCAAGCTGATTTCCTGCTCGTCCGATGACGGCCGGAATTCTCGCTATCTGCGGTACGCCTTCAAAAGGGGAGACAGCAATGACGCATCTTGACCACAGCCAGGCCGTGGCGGCCGTTCCCTACCAGCCCCACTCCAAGACCAGCAAGGATGCTGCGCTGCGGGTGTTGCCGAAGGCTGGAACCAAGCGTTCGATCCTGCTGGAGTTCCTGCGGGGCCGGGGGCTGGTAGGCGCCACCGACGAGGAAATGCAGTCCATGGTCCCCATGGCCGCCAACACGCAGCGCCCGCGGCGCGTAGAGCTCGCGCTGGGGCATCACATCAAGGACAGCGGGCGCACGCGCCAGACCATCAGCGGTGACCACGCCGTGGTGTGGATCGCCGTTGCTGGCACGCAATGAAAAGGCTTCACCCGGCTAGGCTGATCCCCGAACGGCGCCTCACCAGCGCCCCGCCGTCAGTGTTTTGTTTTGGTGCATGAAAGGTGAGCATGGACTGGTTTAGGTGGCACCACGGTACCGTGAACGATCCCAAGTTCCGGTTGGTGGCCAAGAAGGCCGGAGCCTCTGTGGCCGAGGCCCTGTCGATCTGGGCGGTTCTGCTGGAAGAGGCGAGCCAGGCCGACGACCGCGGCTGCTTTGGCAACCCAGACTTTGAGGCCTGGGACTGCGCCATGGGGCTGGATGACGGAAAATCCGAGCGCATCTACCGAGAGTTCTGCGCACGCGGAATGGTCGACGACGAAGGAAATCGCCTGTCCCGGTGGGAGTCGCGCCAACCCAAGCGCGAGCGGGAGGACAACACCGGCGCCGAACGGCAGGCGCGACACCGCGCAAAGGCCAAGGAGGTAACGCCAAGTAACGCCAGTTACATAACGGGTAACGGCACAGTAACGCAAAGTAACGCCGAGTCACCACAAAAAACACCTAGAGGAGAGGAGAGGAGATTAGAAGAGAAGAACACACACACCGCTCCGCCGCCTGTGGATAACTGTGGTCCTGTGGATAACCAAGACCCGGTGTGTGTCGTTTTGGAAAAAGAGGGGATCCGGCACCTGAACCCGCTGGACCCCGAATTCGCGCGGTTGAAGTCCGAGGGGGCCGACATCGGACTCTGGACCCAGGCGGCAATGATCGCCTTCGACGGTGGGAACCCGCGGTTCGATTACGTGCTGGGGATCGTGCGCAAGAAGCTCGCTGACCGGGCTGCGCCACGGCAGCCACCACCGTCCCAGCCGATCACCACTCCAGGCCCATCAGGACCCGATCCTGCCCTGTTGAAGATCGAGCAGGACGACAAGATCACCAAACCCATGCCGATTGAAATCCGGCGGGACATTCAGCGAAGGCGAGAGGGATGGAAGCGCCAATCCAACGGAAAAGGAGCTGTGAATGCTGCCAAATAGCCAAGGAGTTCCCGGGCTACCGCCTGCATTGCCCGTCGTGCCTGCACTGCGGGGCCAGGCTGATTCAGACGATTCAGCGCCTGTGCATACCGCCGCAGGAGAAGGCGCAGCGCTGTCGCGCAGTCCTGCACGACTGGATGGCCATGGGTCACGACGAGACGACCATACGCGCCCTAGCGAAAGGCAGCGCGAGGCCTATTGGCCCGGTCTGCGCTACGGCGTCCGAGCACCAGCCAACGGGGAAACGCCGCTGAGCTGGGAGGAGGTCGAGGTGGGGCTGGTGATGGGGGCGCTGCAGTGATCCCCGTACGTCTGCCCCAGTCCCTGACCGAGTTCAGGGACAGCCCCAAGGACCGCAAGGCCCAGAAGTACCGCAACCAGAAGATCACCGACCCGGATGGCCAGGTGTTCGACTCCAAGGCCGAGCACAAGTTCTGGCACCACCTCAAGCTGCGCGAGCGTGCCCGGGAGATTTTCAACCTGGAGCGCCAGGTGGTGTACGTGCTGGCGCCTGCCGTAAAGATCGCCGGTCGCAACCGGCCACCGTTGCGCTACGTCGCCGACATGCGGTGGAACGAGGGCAGCAAGACCGGGCCGGTGGTGGTTGCTGACGTGAAGGGGGCGGTGACGCCGGAATACCGGATTAAGCGCCACCTGATGGCGTCTGTGCATGGCATTGAGATTAAGGAGATTCGGGCGTGAGCGAAAACGCATCAACCTGGCGCCAGTCGTTCCACCTGCTGTGCGATCACCTGCTGGGCTATGGCATGAGCCGCAGCGTCTACAGCAGCAAGCTGATGCCCGACTGTGTGGTGAAGGTGGAGGATGGATCCGGGCAATTCCAGAACATCATCGAATGGGAGACGTGGCAGCGAGTCAAGCACACCGACATGGCCAAGTGGTTTGCGGAGTGTCGCTGGATCAGCCCCAATGGAACCATCCTGATCATGGAGCGCACCCGCCCGCCGGCGAAGGGCGAGTTCCTGGACAAGATGCCTGTGTTCCTGTGCGATTTCAAGCGCACGAATTACGGCATGGTCGGACCTGGCAAAGGCAAGGATCGTCTGGTGTGCCATGACTACGGCACCAACCTGATGTTTGAGAACGGCATGACGAAGCGCATGCACAAAGCGGATTGGTGGGATGCGTGAGCGGTAAGGACCTGACCCCGCAGCGCGAGAAGTTCGCCCAGATCATTGTGTCTGGCGAGAACCAGTCTGACGCCTACCGCCAGGCATTCAAGGCCGGGAAGATGACGGCCAAGCAGATCCACGAAGAGGCGTCGAAGCTGGCGGCAAACCCGAAGGTTGCCCAAAGGATCGCAGAACTGCGTGCGCTGGTGGTCAAGGAACTGGTCATAGACAAGGCTGCCGTGCTGCAGGAGGCGGCCCGGCTGGCCTTCTCTGACCCCAGGGGCATCATCCATCCTGACGGCCGCGTGAAGTTGCCGCACGAGCTCGACGAGGTGACGGCACGGTCTGTGGCCTCGTTCAAGATCGACGAGTATGGCCGCATTGAGTACAAGTTCTGGGACAAGAATTCCGCCCTGGAGAAGCTGTTCAAGAACCTCGGCCTGTACGAGAAGGACAACGAGCAGCAGAAGCCAACGGTCTTCACCAAGATTGAACTGGTGGGCGTGAAGCCCAAGGTAAGAGAGTGACGACAGCGCAACTGAAAATACCCGAAAAGCTGGTGGACGTGTTCACTGGCGAGGCCGACGTGCGCGGCGCCTATGGCGGCCGTGGCTCTGCCAAGACGATGACCTTCGCCAAGATGACCGCCGTGCGGGCCCTGATGTGGGACCAGGCCGGGCGGGAAGGCGTCATCGTCTGCGGCCGGGAGTTCCTGAATTCCATCGACGACTCCAGCCTGGCCGAAGTGAAGGCGGCCATCGAGTCCGAGCCAGAGCTGCTGGCGCCGCACTTCGAGATTGGCGAAAAGTACATCCGCACCAAGAGCCGGCGGATTGCCTACAAGTTCAGCGGCATGGACAAGAAGACGATCATGTCTTTGAAGTCCAAGGCCAAGATCCTGCTGCTGTGGGCTGACGAAGCCGAGCCCATCACCGACAAGGCCTGGGACATCGTGATCCCAACGCTGCGCCAGGAGGACAGCGAGTTGTGGGTGACATGGAACCCGGCGCGAAAGAGCAGCGCGACGGATAAACGGTTCCGTCAGACCAAGGATCCGCGATTCAAGGTCGTGGAAATGAACTGGCGGGACAACCCATGGTGGCCAGCCATCCTGGAGCGCAAGCGCATTCGGTCTAAAGAAGCAGACCCGGACAGCTACGACCACATCTGGGAAGGCGGATACGCAACCTCGGTCAAGGGCGCCTACTTCACCAAGCAGATTGCCGCGGCAAAGCGAGAGGGGCGCATCGGGCGTGTGGCACGCGACCCGAACTTGAAGTTGCGACTGTTCGTCGACATCGGTGGAACCGGCCAGAATGCCGATGCCTTCACCATGTGGGGCGCGCAGTTCGTAGGTAGAGAGGTGCGCGTACTGAACTACCACGAGGCCGTTGGCCAGGAGGTTGGCTTTCACCTCAACTGGATGCGTGAAAAAGGCTACGAGCCGACCAACACCGAGATTTTCCTGCCGCATGACGGGGCCACGCACGACAAGGTTTACAACGTCAGCTACCAGTCGGCATTCGAGGCTGCTGGCTATTCCGTAACGGTCATCCCCAACCAGGGCAGGGGGGCCGCAATCTCACGCATCAACGCCCTGCGGCGCATCTTCCCGTCGATGTGGATCAACGAGGAACCGACTGCGCCAGGTATCGAGGCTCTTGGCTGGTACCACGAGAAGTGGGATGACGAGCGCGATATCGGCCTGGGCCCAGAGCACGACTGGGCCAGCCACGGGTCTGACGCCGCCGGGCTGATGGCCATCGTGGCGGAGGATGCAATGCGGCCGGGGATGGGTATCAACCGGGAAGCGAACAGGTTCCGGCGGCGCGGGTCGCCTATGGCGGTATGACGATACAAGCATGGCAGATTGGGGCCCTTCATTTCGAAGACTCTGCCTTCCATCAACCCGAGGAGTACCCATGAAACGTAGTCGATTCTTCACTGTCGCGCTCTTGGCCTGCGCAGCTGTGGCGGCCTTTTCCGTCTCAACCTATGACCACGCTGTCACAGCCGTCTCTGTCGCCTACCGTGGCGTCAAAGACTTCCTGGTCGAAGGCTTCAAGCTGGTGGCTGGCACCCCCGAAACGCCCAAGGAACCGGCCGTGCAGCTGGTGCAGGCAAAGTCGTTCGTGCAGCGCATCGTCAAGCGCCAGCGCCCCATGGTGACGCCAGGCTGGCGAATGTGCCCCAGCGTCTGACCGGTGACGCCTGCCAGGAAACCCGCTGCGAGCGGGTTTTTTTGCGCCCTGATTCCGTGGCAAGCATGGCATATTTACAGCTCACGCAAAGGGCTCGTCATAGTCCTGAATGAACGGGTGGCGACCCGTTTTTAGTGGCAAGGCTCCCGCCGGATGAATGCGAATAGGGATAGGTGTGTACCAGTGGCCCTACGCGCTAACGCTTGACCAATTTGGCCGCGTTGCGTAGGGCTCCTGGGAAAACTGACGGCGCTTTTGAAGCTATACGTCAGTATCGTTCGTTGGCGGTCATTGGCAGTCAATTTTCCGTGGCAAGCATGCGAAAGTCGCCCCGAACTTCTCGGAGCTGGCAATGGGCGTTACCCTCGATTTGCGCAAGGCGCATGCATCACACTATCGCGGCGACCTGGTTGTTGTCCTGTCCTGGATCAATGACGTTCGCGCACTCTTCCTGATTCCCCACATTCGCAAGGGCGCACCTTGGTACGTGATCGAGGAGCCGGCCGCCCACTTCTGGCGCGATGACGACCCGGCCAACATCGCCAACGTCACCGTCAAGTCACGCAAGGCCTGCGAGGTCCTGGGGCTGGAGCCGTCCATCCAGAACCAAACCCGGATCATCGCCCTGGTCAACGACATGATCCCCGACTTATTGCGCATGCCGTCCGCTCCGCCTCCAACCTACCTGAAACAGAACTTCGGGACCATGGTGATGCGAGAGGCAGGCAAGGTGATCGCGGCCCAGGAGATTCGCCTGGAGGACGAGGGGCAAGAGTATGTTTGATGATGTCACCCCGGTACGCGGCCGCGCGCCTGGCGATGACTATTTCAGGCGCCAGGAGGAGACGATTGCCCAGCTTGGCACAGACGGCGCAGCCCAAGAGAACCCGCTCGACGACGAACAGGGGCGCAATCTGCACAGCAAGCTGCTGTCGTGGTTCTTCATGGAGCGCGAGAAGCAGTCGGTCAACCGCATGGAAATGGCGATGGACGCCGATTTCTACGACAACCTGCAATGGGACCCCCAGGATTCGCAGGACCTGCGTGACCGCGGCCAGATGCCGCTGGTCTACAACGAGGTCGCGCCCATGGTGGACTGGATCATCGGAACCGAGCGCCGCACCCGGGTGGACTGGTCCGTTCTGCCGCGCACCGAGGATGACGTAGAGGCGGCAAGCATCAAGACCAAGGTCTTGAAGTACGTCTCCGACATCAACCACTCCAGTTTTGCCCGGTCGCGCGCGTTCGGTGATGCCGTGAAGGCAGGGCTCGGGTGGATCGACACCGGTGCCCGTGACGATCCGACCCAGGATGTGCTCTACGACAAGTATCAGGACTGGCGCCAGGTGCTCTACGATTCGGCCAGCTACGAACTGGATTTGAGCGATGCCCGCTACATTTTCCGCTGGCGCTGGGTCGACGAGGATGTGGCCATTGCCATGTACCCGGAGCGCGAAATGCAGATCCGGCGTGCGGTCGAGAAGACTAACCACAACCGCGACATTTCGTGGGAGGAGGAGAACTGGCAGAACCAGAACACCCTGCAGTCGCGCCAGACCGGGCAGCTGTACGCATCCGGCACCGGCGTTTCCATCAACACCAAGCGCCGCCAGGTCAAGCTGATCGAAGCGCAGTACCGCATGCCGGTGACCACCAAGATCATCGCCAGCGGACCACTCAAGGGTACGGTTGTCCACCCAACCGACACAACCCTGTTGAATGCGCACAAGAGCCTTGGTGGAGCCATCGTCGAAAAGGTGATCATGCGCGTGCACGTGTCGGTGTTCACCGAGGGCGACATGATCTGTGCGGACCAGTCCATCTACCGTCACAACCGGTTCAGCCTCACGCCGATCTGGTGCTACCGCCGCAGCCGCGACCGCATGCCGTATGGCGTCATTCGCCGCGTGCGCGACATCCAGCAGGACCTGAACAAGCGCGCCAGCAAGGCTCTGTTCATGCTGAACACCAACCAGATCATTGTTGATGAAGGTGCCGTAGAGGATCTGGACATCCTGCGCGACGAGGCCGACCGGCCGGATGGGGTGATTGTCAAGAAGACAGGCAAGGAAGTCACGATTCGTCGTGACACCGACGCCGCGACCGGCCAGCTGCAGATGATGACCATGGATGCACAAAGCATCCAGAAGTCGGCCGGCGTGGCCCAGGAGAACATGGGCCGCCAGACCAATGCCGTATCGGGCGAGGCCATCAAGGCGCGCCAGACACAGGGCTCGGTGGTCACCACAGAACCGTTCGACAACCTGCGCTTCGCCACCCAGATTCATGGCGAGAACCTGCTGAGCCTGACCGAGCAGTTCTACACCGAGGAGAAGGTGATTCGGCTCACCGGCGCCAAGGGGGCCGTCGAATGGGTGTACGTCAACAAGCCCGAGCAGCAGCCGGATGGGTCCGTCCGCTACATCAACGACATCACCGCCTCGATGGCTGACTTTGTGGTGTCGGAGCAGGACTACTCCGGAACGCTACGCCAGGTGATGTTTGACAGCATCAACCAGATGGCCAACCGCCTGCCGCCCGAGGTGTCATTGCGCGTGATGACCATCGCCATGGAATTCTCTGACCTGCCGAACAAGGATGAAATTGCCGAGCAGTTCCGCAAGATCACCGGCGACAAGGACCCCAACAAGCAGCCGACGCCCGAGGAGCAACAGCAGGCGGCCCAGCAGGCGCAGGCCCAGGCCGAGGCCCTGCAGATGCAGCGCGAGACTGCAATGGCCGCCCTGGAAGAGGCGCGCGCCAAGGTGCGAGAAATCAACGCCAGGGCCGCCAAGCTGGAGGCTGATGCGAAGGCCGCCGGACAGGGTGGGGCGCTTCCGCCTGGCATGCAGGGCGCCATAACTCAGGTGCAGTCACAGGCAGCCGAGCAGATGGACCAGCTGTCGCGCCAGTTGGCGGCAGCCCAGGCCGAACTGGCGAACCGCACGCTGGCCATCAACAAAGAGGCAGATACCAAGGTGGAGCTCGCCCACATTGACCGCGACACGCGGCTGCAGGTGGCCGAAATCAACAAGGCGAGCGAAAAGAAGCTGTCATCCCTGGAGGATCGCATCTCCGAGCTCGCGGCCATGGTCAAGGAGTTGACGCCAGCCAAGCCGTCCGAGAAGAAGGACTAAGGCAAAACCCGTGGCAAGCATGCCACATTCAACCCACTTTGAAGGAGTGAACCATGGCAAAGAAGAGTTCTGGAATCGCGAAGGCTGCTGCGCCGACTGATTGGCGGGTCGAAAGCGACCTGAACACGATGATGGAAGCCGAGGCCATCGAGAACGATCCCAAGCGCCTCGCCGCCGTGCAGGCTCTGGCGAAGAAAAAGATGCTGGATATGGCGGCCCTCGCCAAGGAAAGCAAAGACGACTGATTTTCAACCACCAAAGGACAGAGCATGAGTTCTACCGCAGCTGCTGCCGGCGCCGCCGCCAGTACAACCACTTCCACAACAGCACACCTCGACCAGGACGCACTGGCGAACCTCACGCCCGAGGAGCGCGCCGCCTTCGATGACCAAGAGTATTCGCAAGCCGAAATCAACGCCCTTCGGCGCTTGGCCGGTGACGGTGGAGACGACGATGGCGACCCCGACGAGGTTTTGGATGCCAACGGAAAACCGGTAACGGGTGATGGCAAAACCGAATCTGGCGGCGATGCTGACGCTGCAGCTGCTGCTGGCACCGATGGCGCTGGGGCTGGTGAGGGCAAAGCAGTCGAGCAAGCTGGCTCCGCTGCGACCGAGACGGTGGCTCCGGCCACGTCCAAGGTGGTTGTGCAGCCTGCGAGCTACCAGGCCGAGCTGCCTGCCGACTATGACGCCCGCGTGCAGTCCGTTGCTGAACGTGCCGCTGCGCTGCGCACCCAGTTCAAGGCCGGAGAAATCGACCTCGATAGCTTCCTGGAGCAGAACGCAGCCATTGACAGTGAGCGCCAGGAACTGACGCTGGCGCGTTCGAAAGTGGAAATTTCCAAGGAAATGACCACGCAGAACGCTGCGGCCATGTGGACCAACGCAGTCAACTCGTTCTATGACACCGTGAAGACGGGCGAGGGCGTGGATTACCGCACTGATGCCACACGCCAGGCCGATCTGGATCACTTCGTCAAGGCGCTCGCCAACAACCCGGCCAATGAAGCGCAGAGCATGGACTGGTTCTTGTCCGAGGCTCACAAGCGCGTGAATGCCCTGCACGGCACCATGCCGGCGCCAGCAGCACCTGCCAAAAAGGCAGAAGACAAGCCGGCGCCAGCCGCCCCAGCCCCACGCACTCCGCCGGCGGCGCCCCGCGGCCTGTCGCAGATTCCTGGCGGCGAAGGCCCGGGCGATGTCGGCAGCGAATTTGCGCACCTGGATGCACTCGATGGCAATGACCTTGAGGCGGCCATTGCGCGCATGTCTCCTGCGCAGCGCGAGAAGTACGCTCGGGGTGGCTGACAGCAATGCAGACGACCAGTTGCTTCGTTGATGTCAGGGTTGGAGAGACGCTGAAAGTCTCCGGCCCTGCGTCGATTGAACTGCTTCACAAAAGCGGCCAGCTGGCCAGGCTGCGCATCACGGCCGCACTTGATGTTGTTGTGTCAAAGACACCGACTCCTGCTATGCAGGGTCGTGACAAGCATGCTCTAGTAGAGCCCAGCTGAAAAGCTAAATGATGGTGCGCAGGAGTGCTCCAAAAAGTAACCAACTTTTAGGAGTAATCCATGGCACGGACCATTATTGGCGTAAATGACCCGAAGGCGGTAAAGCGTTGGGCTGGCTTGCTGGCCTACGACACCAGCCAGAAGTCCTATTTCAACCAGCGCTTCATGGCGCGCGGCGCAGAAGCCGAAGTTCCCATTCAAATCCTGACCGACCTGGAGTCGGATGCCGGCGAGCAAATCAGCTATGACCTGTTGGCCGAGCTGCGCATGGCCCCGGTCGAAGGTGAAGACATCTTGGAAGGCAAGGAAGAAGCACAGCGCTTCTACTCCGATTCCATCTACATCGACCAGGCTCGCTGCGGTGTGAACACCGGCGGCCGTATGACCCGCAAGCGCACGCTGAACGACCTGCGCGAGAAGGCCAAGCGCCAGCAATCCAGCTGGTGGGCTCGCCTGCAGGACGAACTGCTGTTCATCTACCTGTCTGGCGCCCGCGGCGTCAACGCCAACTTCCTGTTGCCCATCGGCTATACCGGCCGGGCCAGCAATGCCCTGGTGTCGCCTGACACCAACCACACGCTGTACGGCAATGTGGCCACCGCGTTCAACAACATCGCGTCTACCGACAAGATGGACCTGCGTCTGATTGACCGCGCCAAGACCAAGGCCGATGCACAGGGCGGTGGCGCCACCAACATCCCGGTCCTGCAGCCCTGCAAGATCGACGGCCAGGAAACTTTTGTCTGCGTGATGCACACCTTCCAAGAGGATGACTTGCGCAGCAACACGAACACCGGTCAGTGGCTCGACATCCAGAAGGCAGCCGCAGCTGCAGAAGGCCGCAACAACCCCATGTTCAAGGGCTCGCTGGGCATGTACCGCGGTTGCATCTTGCACAGCCACCGCAACGTCGTGCGCTTCAACACCGCCGGCGCCGGTGCCAACGTGGAAGCTGCCCGCGCCCTGTTCCTGGGCTCCCAGGCCGGTGTGATGGCCTTCGGCTCACCCGGCACCAACCTGCGTTTCGACTGGAACGAGGAAACCCGTGACAACGGCGACAAGGTTGTGATTTCCACCTCTTCCATCTTCGGTGTGAAGAAGGTGACTTTCACCACTGAAACCGGTGCCAATGACTTCGGTGTGTTCTCCCTGGACACCGCCGCTGCCAGCCGCTAAGCCAACCAGCCATTAAGGAGTAAACACCATGGCCTTTTCTGCTTCTGCTCAGGCGTCGAACGACTTCCTGACCGGCCGCAAGCCGGTTCCCAATGCTGCTGGTATTGAACTGATCGCACAGCGCTTCTCCATCAACCTGACCACGGCAGACCTGGCCAACGGCGTCATCGGCGCTGTCGGTTTGCTGCCAGCAGGCCACCTCCCGGTGGCGTTTGAAGTTGATGCGTCCCAGCTCGATTCCAACGGCGCGCCCACGCTGGCCTATTCCATCGGCATCTTGAATGCCGCTGGCACCGCACTGTCTACCGCTGCAGCTGATGGCGGCGCTGCCTGGGCCACCGGCCAGACAACTGGCCGCACGGCCGGTGGTTCTGCCTCTGGCCTGATCGCCAGCCGCCCCATGAAAACTGCAGTGCAGAGCACTACGGCAGACCGCCAAATCGCGATCTTGCTGACGGCTGCGGCCGCCACGGCCGTCGCTGGTGACTTCAACCTCACCCTCTATTACCGCGCAGCCTGATTGGACGTTTGAGCCTTCCTTGGTCGAAAGCATTCAGGGGAGGCCTTCGCTTCCCCTGTTTTTTTGGAGTGAAACATGAAACTTGAAACTACCATCGCCCCGCGCCTTGACGGCACCGTGATTGTCCATGGCCTGGATGGTCAAGATCACGTTTTCGAACCTGACGGTTCTGGCGTGCTCACTTGCGAAGTCGCCAATGACAAGACCGTTGCACACCTGCTGCGCCAGGGGGACAACTTCTTCCCGGCGGACGAGGCCGACTTCGACCGTGCCGAGGCGCTGATTGGCAATGCCGCTTCCGTCAAGCAAGGTGGACCCACTGCTGCTGGCCAGGATGCCGGCGGAGAGGTAGATGCTGATGGCGACGACAAGGTAGACCAGAACGCATTGCCGGTTGAGGCCAGTACGCCTCCTGCACCTGCAAAGGCCAAGACCGCTCGCGGCCGCAAGGCGGCCTAGTTTCACCTGACGCGCGATGAAAGCCTGGTCGAGCTTCTACCCGGACTTGCTTGTGCACGTCCCAGGCTGCCCGGATCCGGTGGCAGACCATGAGCTGCGCCGCGCGTCTCGTGAATTCTTCCGGCGTACACGCGCATGGGCCATGTGGCTTGATGCCGTGACCGTCTCCGCTGGAACCAGAACCTATGACTTAGACCTTCCCCAGGACGCGCAAGTCGTGCGCATGGAGAAGGCAACGGTCAATGGCCAGCCCCTCGATGTCATGTCCATCACGCAGCTGAACACGGACATCGACACCGATCCGATTGACAAGCCTGGCCTGACGACGGTTGACCGGTCCACCTTTACCGTTACCGAGGGCTACCCGGATGGCGCCCAGATCAAGGTGCGCGTCTCGCTGATGCCTACCCGGTCGGCATACGGCATCCCCGATGAACTGTTTTACCGGTATAGCGAAGACATCGTGCAGGGCGCGAAGGCCAAGCTGATGCTGTACCCAAACACCGACTTCTACAACGAGAAGTTGGCATTCATCGCTGCCGCAGAGTTTGAGTCCGCCATCAACAACAAGGCCGTCGATGTGTGGCGCGGTGGCACTGGGAAAACGCCGCGCGCCAGGCTGCGGCTCTGCTGATACCGGGAGAGCACCATGACTTTCCCCGCCCAACTCCTGCTGCAAGAGGCGTCGATAGCCCTGCAGGACACCGACCGCATCCGATGGACAGCGCCTGAGCTCGTCAAGTATCTCAACGCTGGAATCAAGGTTCTGATCACCAAGCGGCCCGACGCCAACCCGAAGAAGGCCGAATTTGTGCCAGCACGTGGAGCCCGACAGGCCCTGCCTGACGAGGCCGTGGCCTTCATTGATGTGATTGGCAACACCGAAGGAACCCAGCGCTCGATTACCAAGGTCGATATCGGTCTGCTCAATGCGTTCAACCGCGACTGGCAGAGTGGCCGGCAGCTTCCGGTGGCGCGTCATTTCAGCTTCGACCTGCGCGACCCGCGCACGTTCTACCTTGAGCCGCCATCCAACGGCGCGGGGAAGATCGACATTCTCTACAGCGTGTTCCCTGCTGACCTGGCAACCGATGCGGATGATGTTCCGCTCAACGTCCAGTGGCGCAGCGCGCTTCTCAACTATGTCCTGGGCAGGGCTTACGCCAAGGACGCTGAATACGGCGGCAATGCGGCAGCCGCTGCCGCGTACATGAACGCTTTCGCCAGTGACATCGGCGAGCAGCTCCAGTCCTCGACCGCCGTTGTTCCCACATCTTGAAGGAGACTTGAATGCCCGGCTTTTCCACATCCCTTGCCAACGATGTCGCCAACTCTACGTTGCGCGGCACGGCCTTTCCGACCTACAACAACCTGAAATTCGCCCTTTTCACGGCCGATCCGACCGACGCCTTCACGGCCGGCACGGAGGTGGCCGCGGGCTGGTATGCCCGCATTGACGCTGGCGCCTTCGCTGCACCGACCAACGGCGTCACCTTCAACAGCGCGCGCCGGGAGTTCGCACCGGTTACCGGTGCGCCCATCACGGTGACCCACATTGGCGTAGTGGGTGATCGCAACGGAACGCCAACGCTGATGTACAGCGAAGCCCTGCCGGCGCCGCGTCTGATGAATATCAATGACGTGTACGTGGTGGACTCCACCACGCTGTCGGGCGATTTCACGCTGAATTTCCTGTAAAGCTGCAGGGCTGGCATGCTCAACCACTTTGCCATCAACGGCGGCGCGCTGAACGCCGATGTGCTGGACAACACGATCCGCACATTGGTGAACAGCTACGCCCGGGCCTACATCACGGTGACGCCGCGGGTGCTGGGCTACCTGAAAGTGACGAGCAACGCCAAGGCCCAGGCATCCGGCACGCTGGGCTTTGTACGCGAGCCAGGTTATCTATACACGCCGATCACCAGCAGCCCGAGCGCGCAGATCGTACATAAGCCAAAGGTGCTGATGCGCCATGCGCTGAACGCAGCCGCACGGGCCAGCATTGCCCTGACTGGCATGGCCATCGCAAACCCGGTGCGTGCTGCCGTTACCAGCAATCCAAGCGCACAGGTGACCGTCAAGGCGCGCACGCTGCTGCGCAATGCCCTGACAAGCCAGCCGCGCGTACAGGCTGCCATCACGCCCCGCGTGCTGCGCCGACAGCCGGTGCAGTCCCATCCGCGTGCCCAGGTGGTGGTCAACACAAACGTGATCCGTCTTGGTGTGTTCGACAAGCCTGCTATCGCTGAATACACCTTCACGGTGCCATTCTGTCCCAACAAGTTCACTGTGGGCAATGACATGAGAATCGCAACCATCGAAAAGCAACCGCGTGACGTGCGCGACTACGACATCAATTTCGGTGACTCCGAGTGGGGATTCCCGGATGGAGATGTCATCACGTCCGTGCAGGTGACGGCCGACAAAGCCGGCATGGATTTGACCTATGCCTATTCGGGCCTGGTGGCAAAGATTTGGGCTGGCAGCGGCACCGACAAGGTGACCTACAAGGTGACCGTCCTGGCCACCACCAACAACGGCCGCGCCCAAGAGGTTGAGCTGATCTTCAAGGTGAAGGACCGCTAACCATGGCAAACCAGCTTTTCCTGAACAACTTTGAAACGACACTGGTTTACCCGGTGGCGCCTGGCGATACCAGCATCCGCATCAACAACGCCGCCAGCGGCGTGCTGCTGAACCCAACCGGAGGCGATTACTACCTGCTGACCACGCTGAAACGCTCTGGATCGGTGGAAACGCAGCTGGAAATAATGAAGGTGACGGCGGTGGACCTGGCGCTGCACCCCGGCGAGGTAACGCTGACCGTTGTGCGATCCCAGGAAGGTACGACTGCACAGACCTACATCGCTGGCGACTACATAGCGCTGCGAATGACCAAGGGCGGCATCAGCAATTTCCAGCAGGTATCAGCCATGGCTGCATCCGTGCTGGGCCAGGTGCTTACCGGTCTGGCGCTTGCGTCCAATGCCGTCATTACATCTAGCGACAACATTTTGTCCGCACTTGGAAAGCTACAGAAGCAGATTGTTGACCTTTCTGCATTGGTTTTGCCGGGTTTAGAAGTGCAAGCGCATGCAGCAGCGAGCAAGGCAACACCTGTTGATTCCGACGAGCTACCACTGGTTGATAGCGCGGCGTCGAACATGCTCAAGAAGCTGACTTGGGCAAACCTCAAGGCAACGCTAAAAACCTACTTCGACTTGCTGTACGCCCCCGCTGGTTATAGCGGTGCAGCGGGTTTCCGAAACGTTATCGTCAATGGCCGCATGGAGGTTGACCAGGAACACGCGGGAGCCGCGCAGACTTTCACAGCCGGCGGAGAGCTGTCCTACTGCGTTGACCAGTTTTACGGCTTTTGCACAGGGGCGAACATTACCGGTCAGCAGGTAGCCGGACCCGTGGCGAATTCGTTCCGCTACCGATTCACTGGGGCCGCATCAAATACAGGAGTCGGGTTCGGAACTCGCCTGGAGGCCGCATCCACGGCACACATGGCGTCAGGCAGCGCGGCGGTTCAGTACAAAATTTCATCAAGTTCGCTGACTTCAATCACGTGGACTGCTTACTACGCTACGACTAAAGACACTTTTGGCACGCTGGCCAGTCCGACACGAACGCAGATCGCAACAGGAACGTGGACGATCAGCAGCACCGAAGCCATCTACACGGCGAGCGTTTCTGTCCCGTCAGGTGCCACTACGGGAATTGAAATTGTGCTCACGGGAGGCGCGCTATTGAGCGGGCAGACGCTGACTATTGGTGATGTGCAATACGAGGCTGGAACGACCACGGCGGTCGAGATTGTCCCACCCGGCTTGGTACTTAACCAGTGCAAGCGTTTCTACACATCGACGTTCAGCAAAGGAACTGCCGTCGCGCAGAACGCAGGGATCAATACCGGTGAACTGTATTGCCCGGTCTATGTGGCTGGAATATCTCAAAGCACCGTCAACTGGCAATTTCCAACACAGATGCGGGCAACGCCGACGATCACTGCATATAGCCCAGGTGCAGCATCTTCAAGCTTCTGGAACAGATCTCAGAGTATCGCTTCTGGCGCCGCGACAACATTCAATCCATCCGTGAACGGTGTGACTGTCACCAATCAACAGGCAGCAGGTGATGTCCAAGGCAACAACTGCGGCATTCACCTTTCAGCGAACGCGAGGCTTTGATATGTACAGACTTACCGATGGATCGTCTTCGATCATTCGGCTATCTGACGGCGCCAGTATTCCAGCTGACCCGTTGAATACCGACTACATAGCCTACATCCGATGGCTCGAAACCGGGAACTCTCCGCTACCAGCGGTGACTTTTTCGCTGGAAGACGCAAAGGCTGCAAAAAATGTGCAGATCAACTCCTGGCGCGAGGCTGCAAACCTGACAACGTTTACCCACGTTGGCAAGCGAGTGGCCTGCGACCGGTTGAGTCGCAGTGACATTGACGGTGTAGCCGGTGAAATCACATTGAACGGATCCTTCCCGGAAGGATTCCCTGGTGCCTGGAAGGCAACAGACAACACATACATCCCGCTTCCAGATATCGCCGCTTTCAAAGCCATGTACTCCAGTATGACGGCCCAGGGAACCGCGAATTTCGTCCATTCGCAGTTACTGAAGGCTGAACTGGCTGCTGCGACGACCCTGGATCAAGTCAACGCCATCACCTGGTAGTTGCTATGGACCCAATGCAGGTTGCCTTTTACAAGGGCCGCACCAGACTGTTCAACCGGGCGGTTTCTTGGTGGCTGCGCGGACCCTACAGCCATTCCGAATTGGTGCTGTGCACTGACCGCGGTGTGTCGTGCTGCGCATCTGCGAGCTTTACCGATGGCGGCGTGCGGGTGAAGTACATGGAGCTCGACCCGAGCCACTGGGACTTGGTCGACGTGCAGGCGGACATGCAGGCCGCACTGACCTGGATTGATCAGCACAAGGGCCAGAAATATGACGTGCTGGGCCTATTTGGTTTCATCTGGCGCCGCGTCACCGGCGATAAGCGCGCCTGGTTCTGCAGCGAGGCCGTGGCCTCCATGCTGGGGTATGCCGAAACCTGGCGCTTCGACCCTATGACCCTGTGGGCAACGCTGGCCCGATCCAACAGCGCGGACGCCGGCGGCGTCTGATCACAACCACCAGAGAGGACCCGAACCAACATGGGCAACACCAATCAACCCGATCGACGTTCCGGTGATGCCGGTAGTTATAGCGGGCCAGAGCGCAGGCACGACTACTTGAAGTGGCGGGCCAATGTAGACCGCCGGCTGGAAGAGGGATCGGCCACCATGAAGCAACTCAGCGCCGATATCGCCGAGAACACGGCAACCACCAAACAGGTGCAGACCGACACCAGCGAACTGGTTGAGCTGCTACGTTCGTTCAAGGGCGCATTCTCCGTTTTGGAGAAGCTTGGAAAGCTGGCCAAGCCCCTGGGCTACATAGCCATGGCTGCCAGCGCCATTGTGGGGTTTTGGGCCGCTTTGAAAGGTGGGACTGGGGGTGGCCGATGAATCTTTCCAAACGAACTGCAGCCGCCATCCTGGCCACGGCGCTGGCCATCCCGGCCGAAGGCCTGCGCCAGGTGGCCTATCGTGACCCCCCGGGCGTATTGACGGTGTGCTATGGCAGCACCACCGATGTGGTGCCCGGGAAGGTGTACAGCCTGGGGGAGTGCCGCGCACGTCTGGACGCCGACATGGCCAAGGCGGTGGCGGCGGTGGAAAGCTGCGTGCCGGGCCTGCCGGATCCCGTGTTGGCGGCATTCGCCGATGCCGCCTACAACCTGGGCGAGCGCATCGCGTGTGACACGACCAGCAGCACGGCGGCGCGCAAGCTGCGAGGGGGCGACCTGGCCGGGGCCTGCCGCGAGCTTCCCAAGTGGGACAAGGCGCGCGTGGCCGGCGTGCTGGTGGCTCTGCCAGGCCTCACCAAGCGGCGCGCCGCCGAGCAGGCGCTGTGCCTGACGGGTATCACAGCATGAACCTGACAGCAGCCGCCCTCGTTGTTAGTCTGGCCGCCAACGCAGCCCTGGGCTACGCCTACCTTGGCCAGCGTGATGCCGCCGTCGCCGCGGGAGTGAAGACCGAACAGGCAACCGGCGCGGCCGTGGCCTGCAGCAGTGGCGTGGATGACCTGCAAAAGCAGGCCGCCAGCCGGCACGCTGCCGCTGTCCCCAAGATCGAGGCTGCAAAGGTGGCCGCAGATCTGGGAAACCGCAAGGCCGATGTGATCTTGAGCACGCCGGCGGCCATCCCTGGTGACGACTGCAAGAGTGCACAGGCCAGAGTGGATACCTGGTGGGAAGCGAGGGAAAAGCGATGAATGTGCAAAAAACTGGAATCGTCAACCCGATTTCTGTGCAAATTTCGCGTTTCGTCAACTTGGCTGTGGCCTCTGCGCTCCTGACTGGTTGCGGCGCCACCCTGCAGACCATCAAGGTTCCAGTGCCTGTCGAGTGCCGGGAGACGGTACCTGACCGACCTTCCATGCCCACCGAGCAATTCACCAGCAAGCCGACGCTGGATCAATACGTCCAGGCCTCGCAGGCGGAGATTGACCGGCGCGAGGGGTACGAGCTGCGTCTGGTGGCGGCCCTTGAGGCCTGCACTGCACCCATAAAGTAACAGGTGAGGTAGGTAATGGCCGTCATCGACATCAATTCCGTAGGCGGCATCCTGCCGTCGACAAAGCCTCGGGCGCTTCCGCCTGGCAATGGTCAGGTTGCGCACAACCTGCTACCGGTGACCATGGAATTCAGGCCATTGCAGACGGATGTGGCCGCCGCAGTTTCAGCGGTGGCAAATCCGAAGACGCTGTATCGCCTTGCGCGCAAGGCTGATGGTTCATTCAGTACCGATATGTCCACGGGCTGGAAGGTCAGTGAGTTGGAGCTGAATTACGTCAAGGGTGCACTCAACGACGAGCGCACGGAGCGCACCTATTACACCTTTGCCGATGGCTCTCAACCGCCTCGCGTGATGAATGTGTTAGGCGAGGACAAGCCCCTGGGCGTCCCAGCCCCTGCAACCGCTCCCACGGGCTCGGTCGTGGTCAACTACAGCTACTCTCCTGAAGCCAGGGCCGCAGAGCTCGCAAAAGCACGCGACGATGCCGCCCGGATCATCATCGACGGACTGGATACGGTGTGGCTCGGCATGCCACGCCCAGGAAGCAGCCGGCCGGGCTATGCAGATCGGTACAACAGCGGCGGCCAGGACGAGCTGTCGAACCCAGACTTCGGGAAAGTGTTTCGTGCGTTTCAGGTTTCAGCCATCGGCTCTTCTACCGTGGTGTCGACCTACTCGCTGATGCCTACGGCCATGGCTACGTTGGCTGTCCAGAACACATCGCTCAACGGGTTTTATATCACGGCATCTGGCCCGAACTACGCATTCCCGTGGGCGCCCGCAGATTCACCGCACTACGTCATTCCGGTGCCTGCATACGGGCGCGCGCATGACCTTCCAAGTGGCTGGAACAGCACCACATCCAGCACGTCGCTGGTGTCGAAGCTGCGGTCCATCAAGATGCCAGGAGATCCATCTAGGCAGCTGATGTCTGACGAAAACATCACAAAATTCCTGGTGTATCTGCAGAGTGTCTCCGGTCCAAACAGTCCCAGGATAAAGCCCCTGATTGAGGCGCTCAGCTACCAGGTAACGTCTTTTCTGGCCGTGGTGGATGCGGGAACTATCTCAAGCATGGAGTACGCCGTAGCCAAGATTTCGGAGCTGCAGGCCACGGCCGACTTGGTGGACGCTGAATATGGCAAGGTGGCCGCCGAGTTGCCTGGCATCCTGGAGCAGTGGTTCTACGCCAACGGCCTGGATTCCAGCGTGCCGCCTGGTGAGGCTCGTATCTTGGAGGATCGTTTCTATATCTGCACCTACGTGACGGCATGGGGCGAGGAGAGCGCGCCAAGTCCCGTCAGCCAGATGGCCGAGCTGGACCAGAATGATGTGGTGACGGGAAGCCCACCGGCACCTCCGCCAGGGTATGGCATCACCAAGTTCCGGTATTACCGGACGAACACGGGTAACGCCGGCGCGGCCTTCCAGTTTGTGGACGAGGTGGCGTTCTCACCATCAGATCTCACAGGAGCAACCAAGGCGAAGGTAACCGATAGCAAAAAATCGACAGAGCTCGGCGAAGTCTGTCCGACGCTGATTTGGGCCATGCCACCACCCAGACTGTCAGGCCTGGTTGGGCTGGCCAATGGCGTTCTGGCAGGCTTCTTCGACAACACGTTTTGTCCGAGCGAGAGCTACATCCCGTACGCATTCCCAGTGGAGTACCAGATCACCACGGAATACCCGATCATGGCTCTTGGCGCGTTCGGTCAAACAGCTGTCACTTTCCACCGTGGTGGCGTTGACTACATCAGCGGCGCCGACGCGGCCAGCATGTCGCGCGAGAAGAACGTGAGCCTGTTGGCGTGCGTGTCGCGCCGATCAATCGCCAACTCGTCAGATGCGGTTGGATACGCATCAGCGCTGGGAATCTGTGTGGCCAGCCGATCTGGCGTGCAGCTGCTGACAGAGAACCACTTCACACATGAGGACTGGCAGAAGCTCAACCCCAGCACTATCGTCGGTGGATTCCATGAGAACACCTACTTTTTCATGTGCACGCCGACCAGCGGTCCCCAGGTCTGCTACGCGCTTCACGTGCCGTCTGGGAAGCTGACGACGCTGGATGTGCAGGGGTCTGCCTTCTACGTCGACATCCTCACGGATCGACTGTACGTCGCCAATGGGAACAGCATCGTGGCGCTGTTTGCAGGCGCAGGCCACAGGACAGGCCTGTGGCGCAGCAAGATCATCGTGATGCCTTCCCAAGCTGCGCTGGCGTGGCTCGTGATTGAGAGCGATTTTGAAGCGCCTATAACCGTTCGCTGGTATGGCGATGGCGTGCTGCGCAGCACATCTGTGGTCACGAGTCGGGCACCCGTTCGGCTTCCGCCAGGCCGATGGTTGGAGCACGTCATCGAAGTTGAATCGGCTGCCCGCTGGAACCGCCTCGTCATGACAAGCAGCACCGCGGAGCTGCAGGCGATATGAGCAATCCGCGCGCCATCAATCAGGTTTTGCAGGGCGCTGTGGCAACGGCCCCGGCAAAGCTGCCAGCTGTGCCCCGGTGCACGAACACCGACAAGAGCACAGCGGATGCGGTGAATGCACTCAAGGAACGGGTGGAAGTCCGCGAGGGAACGCGGGGAAACCCGTTTGAGCGGGCGGCGCTGTACCGCGATCTGGACGATTTGGGGCTGGTGCGCACACGCCAGGCGCCATGCCGAACGGAGGATCTTGCTGGCATCGTTGGCCAGACAAAAGACGGCGAATATGTGCTGATCAGCCTGGAGGAGCTTGCCCGTGCCGTTGGCAGCAAGATTTCCAGAACCACCGGGAACAACTTCGCATAGCGAGCGTGGCAAGCATGGCAGCATGCACAGGCCATGCGATGCGAACTTGAATTCGACCCAAACGAGGTGTTGCCCTTCATGCATGCCTTCCTACCTGGATTCGTTCAGGTTGACGGTATGAGTGCAATTGGCCTGCGCAAAGATGGGGAACTGGTAGCGGCATCGGTGTATGAGGGTTTCAACGGGCACAACGTGTGGGTGCACCTGGCTTCTGTACCGGGCCGCCACTGGCTCAACCGCACGTTTCTCTACGCCGCGTTTGCCTATGTCTTCGTGCAGCTTGGGTGCGAACGGATCAGTGGTTATGTCGAGGAAAGCAACGTGGATGCCAGGCGCTTCGACGAGCACATTGGTTTTCGTGAAGAGGCAAGACTGAAAGGAGCAGCCAAGGATGGCGGCGATGTGATTTTGTACGTGATGTGGCGGAAGGACTGCAAGTATGTTGATCCCCAGTAAGCACAGCGGCTACCAGGCCGGCATCCGCCTGTACCCTGGTGGCAAAGGCGGCAGCTCCGCTCCTCCGCCGGACCCGGCCCTGATTCAGGCGCAAATCAAGTCCATGGGCATCCAGGACAGCGCCATTCAGCAGATCCTGGACAGTTCCAACGAACTTCTCCCGCTCCAGAAGCAGCAACTGCAGTTCGGATTGGACTCCGCAAAGACCGCGTACGACCAGTCACAGCAGGACCGGTCCTACATGCTGGCTCGGCGTGGGGTGCTCACGCAAATGCAGGACCAGCAGGTAGCCGACGCAAAGTCGTTCAATACCGAGGCCCGTCAGAATGAGCTGGCGGCCCAGGCCGGAGCTGATGCGGAGCAGGCATTCACTGCTGCGCAGGCCGGAACTGCCCGCAACCTGGCCCGCATGGGGGTGACGCCAGACTCTGGCAAGGCCCTGGCCATGGACAACGAAAACGGCATCGCAAAAGCTGCTGCGATTGCCGGCGCCCGCGTGAAGACGCGAGCCCAGGGCCGGATGGAGGGATATTCGCTGACAGACAGGGCTGCCAATGGCCTAGCCGGCTACCCGTCCATGAGCATGCAGGCGACCGGCAACGGTGCAGGGTACGGTACGAGCGGCATCACCGTGGCCAACGCCGGATTGGCTGGCATGAATTCTGGATTTACGACCGCCAGTCAGATCGCTGGAAGCATGGGAACCAACGCCTCCAACATGTATGGCGTTCAGGCCAATGCTGCAGCCGCCGATCAGAACAACCGAAGCCAGGGTTTTGGCGCGCTGCTTGGTGCAGGCGCAACCATTGGCTCTGCATTCATTCTTTGACCATGAAAATCGACCTGACTGGATACCGTCGACCGGCGCTGCAATTCTCTGGCGGCAAGGATTCGCTCGCGCTGCTGTACCTGCTCAAGGACCAGTTGAGCGACATTACCGTCTACTGGCTCAATGCCGGCGACTCATTCCCGGAGACGCTGGAGGTTGTTCAGACCGTCCGCGAAATGGTCCCCCACTTTGTCGAAGTTCGATCTGATGTGGCGGCGTGGCGCCAGCGGAACGGAACCCCTACCGATCTTCTTCCGTCTAGCGCACATTTAATTGGTGTTGCTTACGGCTTGAGCGATTCCACGCTGACCGGCCGATTTGATTGCTGCTACTACAACATCATGGCCCCCATGCACGACCGCATGGTAGCTGACGGCGTGGACCTGGTGATTCGCGGCACCAAGGTTTCAGATACCGGCAAGGTCCCCTATGAAGGTCCTAGCGAGTTTTATGACGTGCTGCTGCCGATCAAGGATTGGACACACGAGGATGTGTTTTCCTACCTGCGCAACGTGGGCGCGCCCATCAATCGCCTGTATGAGCACTTCACCGGGCACAGTGCGCCGGAGTGCATGGGATGCACCGCTTGGTGGGGCGACGGGAAGGCTCAGTATTTGAAGGCCAATAGCCCTGAAAAATACCAGGAATACCGCGTTTCGCTGGAGTCCATTCGCGGCGCGCTGGCATCGCATCTGCAGGCGCTCGACGCCGAACTGAATTAAGGAGGCCGCTATGGGCTGGGCATCAGGGTTTGAGAGCGGTGTGAATTCGGCGAGCAAGCTGATTCAGATTTACCAGGCCGCCAAGCAGCAGCAAGAGCTCAGTGGCATCGCTGACGCGAAGCCGGAGAACAGCACTGGGTTCACTGCGCAGCAGGGCTCAGACCTGCAGGCCGCAGCTGACTCTGGTCAGTACGATATTGGCTTCGACGAGGGCAAGGGCGCCTATACCGTGACGCCCAAATCCGACCCATCGCAAGTTGGCGTCATCGCGAAGCAGGGGGTAACAGACTTCCTGGGGAACCGCACGACAACCATGGACCCGGCGCAGGTGGACTCCGCCCGACAGCGGGCCATGGCCGGCGTGCTGATGAAGACTGACCCCGTGACCGGTATCAGGCTGATGCGCGAGGCCAAGCTGGATGACCAGAACGAGCAGCGTTTTGCCTGGGACAAGTCGCGCAATGAGCGCGAAATTCGGCAGGGAGATCAGGCCGAAAAGGACCAGGGCATCATCCGCGACGTGGACCAGCAGACTGCAGACTGGTTCAAGAATCGACTGACCGGGGATGACGGCAAGCAGCGCGCGGCCACGGTCGATGATCACCTGGCCGCCAGCCAGTTCCGGGCAGGGAAGCTGACCGAGGCCGGCAAGGTTCAAGAGGCAGGCAAAGTCATTGCCGACCACAATGCTCAAGCCCTGGTCAAGATCCAGCTCGACAGCGCCCAACGCGATCAGGACCTGGCGAAGACGGCAGCCGCCCTCAATGCCGGCGACCTCGGCGCCGTCAAGGATTTCTACAACAAGTATGTGCCTGATGGCGCCCGAGTGACCAATGTGACGCGTGACGCCACCGGGCACATCAACATTGAGCGCGAAACCATGGATGGGCGCAAGATGCCGCCCACCGTCATGAAGGACACAGGCCAGATGGTGTCAGCTCTGGCCTCGTTCAAGGATCCCATGGCGCTCTACAACTGGAGCCAGAACGAGTTTCGCAATAACCTGGCCCTGCGTGCAGACTCTCGGGCTGGGGCGGCAGAGGGCCGGGCTCAGGCCGAATTCGATTCCAAGGGCAGCGTGCGTGATGCCGCCGAGGCGGAGGCCGATTTGCGGCTCAAGATCGCCAATGCCGACGATTCGACGCCGGAAGGCAAGGCGGAGATTCAGCGAACCCAGGCGAAGCTGCTGGCGCTGAAAACCGGTATGCGCGGAGCAATGGCCGGCCATGATCCGGCCGACATCGTGAAGGCGCGCACGCTGGTCGCGCAGGGTGTGTACCCGAGCGAGGGGGAGGCTCTGGATGCGCTGGTGAGCAAGCCGGACAAGCTGTATCAGACCTACAAAGATGCAGCCATGAAAACGACCATGAACGCGGATGCGTCTATTGAGTCGGCCAAGAAGATGATGGCCGATGACGGATGGGTGCGAAGTTCAAGCGGAACGTGGAAGCGCGCCGGCGGCGCGACATCGAAGATTGAGTCCGATCCAAAGGCATTGGCAATTCGTGATGATAAAACGCTTTCCCTCGATCAAAAAAGGGCAAAGCTTAAGGAGCTTGGGTATCAGTAATCCGTAGCAAGCATGGCACTCTGCAGCCCATCTTTTACAGATGGGCGTGCCAATGAGCCAAATTGATGACTTTCTCTCAGGCCATACGTCGAGTAACCAATCCACCACTGGCGGTATCGACGAATTTTTAGGTGTTGCGCCCGGTGAAAAAAATGATGGCCACAGTGCTGCGCAAACAGTAAAGAGCCTTGGACTTGCAGTAGTTGCTGGCCCCGGTGAGGGTGTCGCACGGACTGAGGCCGGCGTGGGGCAATTTGTCCAAGCTCCTGCCGCGAACACGCTGGCTGGAGTGATGGGTGCACGCGCTGTCATCGACCGAGGCCTGTCCTGGTTGATCGATAAATCTGGTGGCGACGGCACCATGAATACCGAGCAGCAGGAAGCCGCACAAACTGCGTCTAGATATGCAGATCGCCAGCGCAATGAGAACGTACGGGAGGCAAACAGCTGGGGTGGAAAGGGCGGCCCGGTTGCGGCCGTCGTAAAGCTCGGCAAGGCCATGCAGGACGATGGGCGCGAGCGCGTGGCGTCCATCCAGCAGTTCAACCAGGAAAACAACCCTGAACTCGTCCGCCAGCAACAGGCGCAGCAGGATGCCCAGGGCTTTCTGGGGAATCTCAAGGCCATGGCCGACAACCCCATTGCCTTCGCGCACACCATGGCCCAGAGCATGCCGGACATGGCCGCCGGCGCTGGTGTGGCCAAGTTGCTGGCGGTTCGTGGCCTGGCAGGTGCTGCAGCAGCAGGCGAGGAGGCTGCCGCAGCGGTGCGCGCGGCCGGCGGCGATGCTGTGGCCCAGGCCAATGCCGCCAAGGCGGCCATCGAAACGGTTCAGGCCAAAGCCGTTGGATCGGCGAGCACCGGTGGCGCCCTGTCCGAGGCCGCATCGTCTTCCTATGCTGCACGCGAGGGGACCTACCAGCAGGTCCTGCAGATGCCGGTCGACAAGTTGCAAGAGGGTTCTGAGCGATATCGCCAGATCCTGGCAGAGGTGCGCGACCCAGAGAAGGCCCGGGAAATCCTGGCCAACGAGCTGGCAGACCAGACGCCGGTGCTTACCGGGATCGGCACAGCAGCTGGAACGCTGGCAACCAACAAGCTGTTCAAAGGCGATGCCACGGCCAACACCATCGCCGGCGTGGAAAAGCTCACACCCAAGGTGGTTGGAAAAGACATCCTGCAGGAAGGAGTCGAGGAGGTGCTGCAGGGCATTCCCGAGGACACCGTAGCCCATGGCGCCCTGGTGCAGGCGGATCCCAAGCACCAGCTCGACATCGGGGGCAGCATCGCCCAGAACTTCGCCGCTGGCGCCGCCATGGGCGCTGGTGGTCATGGCATGGCCTACGCGCACCAGGTCGTGCAGGACCGAAAGGCTGGTGGGCAGCCTGTCGCCGGGGGGGGTGAAGGCGGCCAAACGGCATCGCCTGTTGTCCCGGTTGGAACTCAGCAAAATAGCTCTCCAGCCCTCGTGGAATCTGCGCAGACAGCTACCAATTCTGTAGCAAAGGAAGAGCCAACAGCCGCTGAAAAAGCGCTCAAGACGCTGGTGGGCGATACCGGCCTTGATCGCGTCGGCGATATCGACAAGCGCGTGACCGAGATTGGCGAGCGATTGGAAGAGCTCAACGACGCCAAGAATGGCTATGGGCCCATGTTCGACCAGGAGCGCCAGGAACTGGCAGCCCAGCGCACCGAGTTGCAGCAGGAGCGCCAGGAACTGGCCAAGAGCTGGCCAAAGGCCATCGAGGGAGCCCGAGCCAGCTTCACTACAGAAGCCGGCGCCAGGATCGACGCCAGGTATGCGCTGATGGATGCCGCCGACCTGGTGACATCGCACAGCGAGAGCCTGCGCCAAAACCCCAACTATCCCCAGGAACTGCAGCCGCGAGCCCGTGACCGCGCTGCATCTGAAATGCAGGTGTCTGGCATCGTGCAAAAGCTGGACCCGGCCCGCCTGGGCCTGTCCGCCGATGCCGCAACCGGCGCGCCCATCGTCGGTGCAGATGGCCTGGTCGAGTCTGGAAACGCTCGCACCATCGCGCTGAAACGCATCTACCAGGCCAGCGGCCAGAAGGCAGAGGACTACAAGCAGTTCCTGCGCGCCAACGCCGCCCAGTTCGGTATCACGCCGGAGTCCGTCGACAGCTTGCAGAAGCCGGTGCTGGTCCGGGTGCGCACTACACCGGTGAACCGTGCCGAGTTCGCGCGCCAGGCCAATGCCTCAACGGTGGCCCAGATGTCGCCTAGCGAGCAGGCCAAATCTGACGCCAATCGGATCGACTCCATGGAGGACCTGTCACCCGACGATAACGGGGACTTCTCCAATGCGGCATCGCGACCCTTCGTCCAACGGTTCATGGCGCGCCTGCCAGCCACCGAGCAGGCCGGAATGATCGACGCCAACGGCAATCTGTCGACGGCCGGCTACGCGCGCGTTCGTAACGCGGTGATGGCCAAGGCCTACGGTGATTCGCCGGTGCTCTCCCGCATGACCGAGAGCATGGATGACAACCTGCGCAATGTGAGCCGTGCCCTGATGCTAGCGGCCCCCAAGGTTGCCCAGATGCGGGAGGCTGTTGGTGCCGGTAGCCGATTCGATGCAGACATCACGCCCGACCTGATGGCTGCCGTGGAGGAGTTGTCACGGCTCAAGGAAGCTGGGACATCCGTCCAGGATGCGCTGGCCCAGGCCGGCATGTTTGGTGACGAGACGCCACCCGAAGTGCGGGCCCTGCTGGTGTTCCTGGCCGACAACCTGCGCCGGCCGCGCCGGATCGCCGACTTCATCATGGCCTACATGGATGCGCTGGAGGCAGCTGGCGACCCGCACCAGGGGTCGCTGCTCGGTGAAGTGGAAGCGCCCACCAAGGGCGAACTACTCAAATCGGCTGAAAGGAGCCAACAAAATGCTGATGGACAAGGTAACGGACTCGCCACGCCTGCCAAAGACGCCGAGCGGCCAGTCCCTGCAGAAGACGCGCAACATGGTGCTCAGGCTCAAGAGCAACAAGCGAATGCGCAGAACAATCAAGGCGGCGCTCAAGGCGATGGGGCTGCCCGACGCGATACCGGACAGCGCAGCGAACAACATACCGAATCTGTAGGTGACGGCGAGCGCTCGGAGTGGGTCGACTTCCCGAAGGACTCTGGGACCATTGGTATTCCTCGCGCCGACATGCCGCAGATCAAAGGTGAGCACCGCGGCGCCCTGATCCAGTTCCTGCAAGGACGAGGGATCAGCCACAAAACCGAAGAGGTTCCGTCCGCTGAGCTCAAGCCAACTCAGGCCGAATTCTCCACAAAGAAGGCCGCACGTTGGGGTGAGGTTCGGGATGGAATTGACAGATCCGTCCTGGTTTCAAACGACGGGTACATCCTGGATGGCCACCACCAGTGGGTGGCCGCCCTGGCCGCGAATGAGCCCGTCAAGGCCATCGTGCTCGATGCCCCGATCCGCGAACTGATGGAGAACGTGTTCCAGTTCCCCAGCGTGCACAAGTCCGAGGGGGCATCTGAGGCTACCGGGACTGATGGCCGGGCGGTTGCGCGACAGGATTTCAAGCAGGCCATGGCCGACCTGGCCGATGTCGTTGCTGACGCCATGGGAACCAGGGTGATGATGATGCCCTCTGGCAATCCGAAGCTGCACGACATCCTGGTTCGTCTGTTCGACTCTGCCATCCGAGTGGTAGGCACCGACCTCAAGGCGGCCACCAAGTGGGTGAAGGCCCAGCTCAAGGCCAATGCGGACACGAAGCCCTATTGGAACAAGATCACCGACAAGGACTTCCAGGATGCCGCCCTGGCTGCGCTGGAGCAATCCGCCAAGGATCACGTCAACGATCTGTTCTCCGCGGCGCAGGAGCGCCAGGCTGACAGCACAGCGTCTGGTACAGCAACTCAGGCAGTGGCCAAGATTGACGGAAAGCCGTACGACATGGCTCGGGACAACTACCGTGCACAGCCAGCGGCTGACTTCGTTCCTGCGGATCTTCTGGAAGTTGCCAACAAGACGATTGAGCAATTTTTCAAGGGAACCTCCGGGAACAATATCAGCCCAGAGGACCGGGCGGCTGCAGAGCGCGCACTGGAACCGTTGATGCGTATTGCCGAACGCGACAAGCCGGCGTTTGATCAGGCCATCGTCGATGCCGCCCAGGCGCATGGTATCGGGCAGATGCTCGCCCCGGTCAAATCCATTGGCCGCGCTGCAGAGAAGGTTGTGATCGACTATGGTGGCAACGCATCAAGAATCGCTGACCTACTGCGTGCGACTGTGATCGTGGATAGCTATGACGACGCCGGGAAGGTGATTGCGTTCCTTGCTGATCGGTTTGGTCATGCTTCCATTGGGAAGATCAAGAACAAGGCGGGAGCGGACCTATCCGCTGCAGGCGACGACTTGCAGTCACGCATCCAGACGCAGGACCGCGCCAATTTTGGCGGCTACGCTGATGTGTCTCTGGTCGTGGAAACGCAAAGCGGGCTGTTGGCAGAAGTGCAGATCAATGTTCCGGCCATGATGGCCGTGAAAGACGACCAGGGCCACAAACTCTACGAAGCTGCGCGTTCACAGCCAAAGACGGGCGAGAACGAAACTGAGATTGATCGAGTGATGTCGCAGGTCTATGACGCAGTATTCAAGGCTGCAACGGATGCTGCCAGTCGCATTTCCCGTTCTGACTTGGATTTGGATGCTTCTGGCCAGAGCCGGCGGCTCTCTGCCGCTGCTGCCAAGAATCCAGATGGGTCGGTGTTGACGCAGATTCCACCGCTTGGAGGCGCTGAAAGCAGCGGCCTTGGCTCCAAGGTTTCCCCGTCCTCTGACAGCATGAACCATTTGCCATCAGGGAATCCGACAAAGTCATCTCCTCCGAAAGTCGGAACGAACAAGGAGCCTGCTGGGAAGGATTCAGGTACTTTCATCAAGGGACCTCACGACGGCATCTTATCAGGTAAACCCAAAAATGAAAACTCTGAAACCAGCGGCGGTGATGGCCAGACTGGTGCAGCAAAGCTTAGCCGCGGCGCCGGCGGCGGCATGGAGCTGCAGGATCTCCAGGCGGTTGCCGACAAGATCAAGCGCAACATGCCCAACATGCCGGCGGTTCACGTGCTGGCCACGCCCCAGGAGGCGCCCCAGGCCCTGCTCGACTACATCCGAAAGCAAGGTGCCGAGGAGGATGTCGATGGCGCCTTGCACAAGGGTGAGCTGTATTTGTTCGCGTCTGGCATGTCGGATGCATTGCGGGCTGAGCACGTGCTGGCCGAGCACGAGGCCGCGCACTTCGGGCTGCGCGCCATCCTCGGTGGTTCGCTCAACACCACCATGCTGATGATCTACAACAATAACACCTACATCCGGCAGCTGGCGTCAGAGCTGCAAAGGCGTGGTGATTTGACCAATGCGGAGGCCACGGAAGAGGCCATTGTGGACATTCCGACATCCCGCCTGGTCAAGCTGCAGGGGTGGCGCAAGGTAGTGGTGCGCGTGCGCGATTGGCTGGACAGCCACGGTTTTGAAAACATGGCATCCAAGCTGGGCACCTGGCTTGATGGGAATCTGGATGACCAGCAGCGCGCCGACATGTTCGTGGCCGATCTGGTGCGCTCCGCGCGCGACTACATCGCCGGCAAGCGCGAGGGTCGCTTCGACGTGACCACAGGAACCATGCTGTCCGGAACCTTGGCCGAGGACGTAGAAAAGCAGGAAAAGTGGCTGTCTGCGGAGGCAAAGGCCAGGGGGTACGCCGATATCGACGAGTTGGCGGAGAAGGACTATCCAGCCTTTGAGAAGCTGGCCAAGCTGTGGCGTGACCGGAACCCGGCAAAGGATGGGGTGCTGCTGTCGCGCGCTGCTCCCGCCTATACCCACGAAGTGATAGACCCAAGGGATGGAAACAAGGTTGTCGGCGAATATCAGTCGGCTGAATCCGCCAGGAGGGCGCGTGATCGTTTGGACGGTCAATATGGTGGCGTGCGCTATCAGGTGCGTGAGAAGTCAACCGAATCGAAGGGTTTGTCAACTGAAAAGTCCGCTTTGTCACGCTCTACTGCAACTGAAACCGTCGCCGAGCGGGCCGAGAAGATCATCCAGACCAATGCCACCACCGCGAAGCCGCTGGATGTGGTGGCGCGCACGCTGACGAAAATGACTGGAATTGAGGCTGCCACCAGCAAGGCCTATGACTGGCTTGGTGGGATTCTTGCAAAAACTCCTGAGGGGATAAAGGCCGGAATCGTTGCTGACTATGGTATTCCAGATGCTGTGATCGACCAACGTGCGCTGATGCAGGGCCGCCAGCGTGTGCAGCTGCGCAAGGTTGGTACCCTGGTCGACAAGCTGTCCACTCTGACGCGCGCCGAATCGCGCGTTGCCTACGAGTGGATGAATGAAACCGACCCGCACCAGGTCTACTCATTGATGCAGAACCTGCCGGAGGAGTCCGTCAAGGTGCTGATGGACGTGCAGCAGATGATCGACAAGCTGTCGCGCGAGGCCGTGCGCCTGGGCCAGCTGACGGCCGATGCCTACGAGCGCAACAAGTTCGCCTACCTGCGCCGGTCATACGCCAAATTCACCTTGGACCAGACGCCCGGCCAGAAGGCGGCCCGGGCCAGGGCTATTTCAGTCCTGGGGGACCAGTACAAGGGGCGCGGCCTGACCGAGGCGGCCACCATGAAGCAGATCCAGTCGGTGGCGCCTGAGTGGTGGCAGCGAAAGATGGTGGAGGGGAAAGCCGATACCGCGCTCAAGGGCGAAAAGCTGGTGCGCCTGGAGCGCCGTACCCCCGCTGGTGACCGCGTTGGCACGCTGCCTGGTGTGGAGGAGAGCAAGCAGCCTGGAAAGCTGCTGGAGGTCAACTACTACCCGGCCGGTGAAAAATTGCCTGAAAAATATTCCGGAAAAAATTCCGAGTGGACCCAGGGTGCCACCTTCGAGGTGCGCGATGTCAAGGGCGACAAGGCCATCCTCTGGCGCGACTTCACCAAGGACGAGCGCGAGAAGATGGGCGAAATTGACGAGGCACGCTTCGCCATCGCCAAGACCCTGCACGGCATGATCCATGACGTGGAAGTGGGCCGCTACCTGGAGTGGCTGGCCCACACCCAGTCCAAAAAGGAGGGCGAGGCCATCCCGGGCACCGTGGTGGATGCATCCGAGCGGTACAAGGACACTTTTGCGCCCGGCACCTGGGTTCGGGTTCCTGATGCCAAGATCAACGGGACCAGCGTGGCGAAGTATGGGAAGCTGGCCGGACGCTACATCCCTGGGCCTGTCTGGAATGACCTGCGCCAGACCGTCAATGGCCAGTTCAAGCCATTCGGCGACACATACGGCAAGATCCTGTCTTGGTGGAAGACCTCGAAGACCGCGCTGTCGCCGGCGGTGCACACCAACAACATCATGTCGAACTTCGTGATGGCGGACTGGCACGACGTGACGGCCGGCCACACCGCCAAGGCGCTGCGCATCCTGCTGGGCGCGCACGGCCTCGATGGGAAGGGGGCTCTTGGTACGGTTGGCAACAAGGTGGCCAGCGCTATCGGGTCGGCTGATCGCGCAGCTGCGCAGGAAATCGTGACCAGGTACAAGGATTCCGGTGGCGACATCGGGTCCTGGGCGACCAACGAGATTGCCAAAGGCCAGATCGAGCCCATGCTGGAGGCCATGGAGAAGGAGTTGGCCGCCACCGGCGGAAACTCGGTTCAGGCGCAGGTCGGCGTGTACCACGCCCTGCAGTTTGCAATGCACGGAAAGTTCGCACCCGCATGGGAGTCCGCAAAGGGATCCCGCACTGCAAAGCGGATCGCTACTGAGGCCGGCACCGTTATCGAGCTCTACCAGTCTGAGGATGAAGTCTTCCGGCTGGCCGCCTGGCTCAAGGCCAAGGAGGAGGGGAAAACCGACATGGAGGCCGGCAAGATCGCTCGCCGGGCCTTCATGGACTACAACATCAACGCGCCCTGGGTGAAGGCTATGCGCGCTTCGTTTTTCCCGTTCATTGCATATAGCTATCGGGCGATTCCCATGATGCTTGAGACGGCAGCCAAGAAGCCGCACAAGATGCTAAAGCTATTGGCCATTGCCGGCGCGCTGAACGCTCTTGGCGCAATGATGGCTGGTGGCGATGATGACGACAAGACGCGCAAATTGTTGCCGGAGGAAAAGGCTGGCCGCATCTGGGGGATTGTCCCGAAAATGATCAGGTGGCCATGGAACGACTCCAACGGCTCTCCGGTGTACCTGGACATCCGGCGCTTCATCCCGGTAGGTGACGTGTTCGACATTGGCCAGGGGCACTCGGCTATCCCGATGCCTCCGGCTATGCAGCCCGGTGGGCCGCTGGCTATTCTTGGCGAGTTGGTTTTGAACAAGCAGCAGTTCACCGGCAAGTCCATCACGGAGGATACGGATACTCTGGTTCAGAAGACCGTCAAGGTGCTGGACTACCTTTACAAGTCGATCATGCCGAATTTGCTTGGCGTGCCGTACACCTATGCAACGACAAATGTCTGGGAAACGCTGGACAGCAACAACGGAAAGAGCCGGACAGACAAATTAGGTCGTGAACTTTCTACAGCACATGCGATTGCATCGGCTTTCGGGGTCAAGCTCGGCGCTTATCCGACTGATGTTCTTCAGAATAATCTGCATGGCGAGGCCAACGCTAAGATCATGGAGATCGACAAGAATATCAGCGCCCTACGACGCGAGCTTCAAACACACCGTATCAGCCAGTCTGAATTTGACAGCAAGCTCAAAACGGAGAATGAGAAAAAAATCAAAGTACGCATGGATTTGGCAGAGAAATTTAAGTGACAGCTATTTGTCAGCGTCAGGTAACTTCATCTTTGGCTGAGTGCAAGCAATCGAGCTGACGGGCCCTTTGACGTGCAACATGCAGGTGTTTACTTCAAAACCAAAATCGTCTGCTGGTGACTCTATTACGTAGATACGACCATCAATATTTGGAAGCTCAATGGCGGCGGAAATCCTGGTGACGTTATTCTTTCGAATCTCTTTAAGGCTTCTGCTAAACGTTTCATTTCTATCTTGATTTGGCTTGTACCAAAGGAAATATATTCCTACTACAGCAGCCATCAAAACAGCATATCGTAGAAGCGCATTGCGTGTCATCAGTGCAGTGTACCTACAAAAGAAAATACCATCACGCCGTTTTTTTTTAGGATATGAATTGGAATTGATGCTGTACCGCTATATTTTCGATTCAGTTTGAAAAATATTGAATGTGACTGCACCGGCTGAAAAAATCATTGGTATTGCATTGACATAAGTCCAAAAGTGCCCGCCTTGCGATATTGCTAGAAAAATGGATATGCCAAACAGTGCAGAAATAATAGTCAGCATCACAATCGCCGTTTGCTTTTTATGGGTAGGGGCAATTGAAGATCCTATGTAGATGAACGTCGCTCCCATGACGAAACCAGACATAGCCTCAATGAAAAATCTGGATAACGTGGAGTCCCCCATCTGCAAGTAGTTCAGAATCTTTGCTATGGCCTGGGCAGCAGCGCTGCCGATGATGGCGCCAGGAAGAACACATATCCACCTGACAATTTGATTTGAAAATAATCTAATCGGCACCTCTTTCATAGGCTTCTCCCTGAAATTTTCAGGAGTTTAACCACAAAAAAGCCCACCGAAGTGGGCCTTTTAACTTGCGCGTGAACTGTCAGTTTCCAATCCCCAGCATTACCGCCGACGCCCTGGCTCGAATACGCTGAATCTCAGTTCCCTGTCCTCCTGGGAACGGATGCAGCACCATCAATTGCTTGATCGCCTGCGGCATTGCACATGGCCTGTTGCTCCAGCCATCAACCAGTTGGGACTCAAGGTACATGCACACGTAGTAGAGGCTGTAGCAATCCGCAGAGAATTTTTCCAGGACATCTAAAAGCTCTGGCAGCCGTGATGATGGAATCTCGCTTGGCTTGCATCCGAAGTGGGCCTTGACGACGCTGCGCACAGAAGCGGCATTGCCATGGCTTGTCCTGCTCAGATAGCGGTCGGTGTGGTGGTGGACCTGCTGAACAATCCAGGACCCGAGGTCGCCGAGTTGCTCAGGAATTTCCGGGGCTGTCGCAGTCGGCTTATCAACGTAGTGGCCGGTCTTTCTGATGGATGGAAGCACCTCGCTGGTCACCCACTTTTTGAACTTCTTGGCCTCCGGCTTGCGGCTGGTCAAGATCAGGCTGTACAGCCCTGATTCGTTGATGATGGTCATTTCCTGCTGGCCGGATGGGGTACCAACAATACTGGTACCCCTTTCATCATCATCTAGGCGGCTGCACGCCATGCTGGTGTCTTTGACATCCAGCGCATTGCACACATCGGCGGCAACGAACCATGGATCGCCATCACGCATGATGCAGCGCAGGGCCTGGGTGGAAAAGGTGAAGGTGAGCGCGGGGGCGCTGGAAGCGGGAGAGTTAGCCATGATGGGCTCCAGGTAGGGTTGAAACCTGCCATCCACGCGACCAAGCGAGGGTGGCAGACCGTACGGGTTGGTCGACCGGACCTGGGACCGGCACCCCCTTGCGGGAGTCCCGCACGGCCCGCCAAAAAATGGAGCCATGCTATGCAACAAAAAAAGCCGCTTCCAGTGAATGGGCGCGGCTTTCATTGCGCCAGGTATCCGGGCGACCAAGCCCGTTCTCTTTCGAGACGCCTGCAATTTATCACGAGCAGCATGTGTGCTGCAATAGCGTACCACAAAATATCCGTTTAAGGTTAATTCGAGTCGGCTATTCACCAGCAAAATATTCGGTTCACTAAACGGGAGATTCCAATGCTCAAGACCCTGCTGCTGACCGCCGCGCTGTGCGTGGCCGCATTCCCAGTTCTGGCCACATCCAGCCACGCCGTGCGCGGGCACACTACCAAGAAGGGGAACTACGTGAAGCCCACGCGCGCCACGAATCCGAACAACACGAAGAAGGACAACTACTCGCAAAAGGGGAATGTGAACCCGGCGAGCGGCAAGAAAGGCACTAAAAAGTGACCGAAAAATCAGGAACGAAGTTGCTGAAAGCGCCTGAAATGCCCCGGTTATTTTGCAAACTTATTCCGGTTAATGGCGCGCTAGACCGCATGAATATTGGGTTTGATAACCGAATTGTGATTCCTGTTGTCGTGGGTTCGAGTCCCATTAGCCACCCCAGTTGAAGAAGAGAAACCCCGCTATCGGATTGGTAGCGGGGTTTTTTCTTTTGTGTTGCTTGTAGGCAATAGTCTGTAGGCAGATTCGCTAAATCTGGCAAAAAAAGCCGGTCGTTTAGGCCGGTGTATGAACCTCAATTTTCGAGTTTGCTCAAATCAAAAATCAGTTGGTGGCAGCGATGCAACTGCTTTCAAATCTGGCTCATGCTCGCTAACTTGATATTGGCGTCTAACAGTTCCGTTCGCGTCCATTCGAACAGTGTAAGTGCTTGTAGGCACAACGGTAATTGACGTGCCAGTAGAGGAACAGCCTCCGCGCAATTGACCATCAGGCCAATAAACTGCCATGCAGGGCGCACCGTTAACTATGGTCGACACACCGACCTTCCCATCAGTAGTGATTGACCCGACTAATGGTGCTCCCCATCCTGAGGAACAACTTGCCTCATACCCGTAAACATCACCATTTGGCGTTACCCAAACTTTTTTGACATTGCAGTAGCCTGGATAGCTCACATAGTAAGGTCCGGTGTCAGCCCACGCGTTGTGAGCCATAGCGATTCCGCCAAATATTACAAGGTGTGCAAGAAGTTTCATGTTTCCCCCAAGTTGGATAGTCTTTCATTGGGAACTCTACCGCTATACACAGCGCTAGCGTATCCCCCATTTATGGGATAAATGACTGGGCTGGCGCAAGGACACCAAAGTGAAGTGGGCTTATAGGCATGATCCGTCCTTCAAGGCACTGTTTTTCTAAGTGCGGTGCTGCACCGTGAGGATAGAGTGAAGTCGGACCAAATGTAGCCGTGCATGCAGACGATTCTGCAGACAGTGCTAGCAATACCGTGTCGTGCGGCACTTATGGTGCTTGAGGCCGGAATCGAACCGGCACACCTAGCTGCGCACGTGGTGGAGCAGGGACCAAGAAAAACCCACCGAAGCGGGTTGATTAGAGGCTACCTATTCAGCAAATCGGAATCTCACCATATTTGTGTTGGCCGCCATATTGCACGTTGCTCCAGGTTGATTGTTTTCAATCAATCCGAAGTAGATGTCGTATTGATTGCCTCCAACAGGCAGAACCCCTGGAGCAACTGTTCCGCAATAGGGCACGCCGGCGTTCATGACAACCCCTTGTGCGGCATTGAAATCAAAGCTCTCGTTGCTGGATGACTGCACCTTGTAGATGTTCGCAAGTTGACCATTGCTGGTGTAGTGATTTGCGAACAGATGCCACTGGCCATTGAAATACTTGACCTCCGGGTTTGCCAGAGTGACCGGGGGAGAGGACGTCAAAACCGCACCATAGTCGTAAACCACACTTCTGTTGCCACCCACTCCGACCATCTTGACCTTGGAGGAATCTGTTCGGTCGTCGTAGTAGACCTTCCAGAATGTTCCATTGGGTTGAGGGTCGATAACTGCAGAAGGTTCGGATGCCCAATGACCTGAACTGCCAGTGATCAGTGCTTGAGGATAGAACCAGTGCTGCCCATCACTTGAGACAGCCGACCAAATTTCATTTCCCGATTGCACGTCGCATGGGGTACTAACACTAGTTCTCTTGCAGACGGTGAAGAACATTGTGTATTGGACTTGTCCAGTAACACCGTTGATGTGCTTGGTCACCGATGGGTCAGTGACATGCTCGATGAGTCCCGCAAGACTTGGAACGGCTGCCTCCAGTTCCTGCGGTGAATACACGGCAACGGCATTTGTCCATGTAACGTTGTCAGTTGAAGTGCGATAGTAGATCGTGTCATTTACGACCCAATTGTCTTGCCAAGCGCTGTGCCACATCTGGTAGCCGCCATCGTTGATTACAGACGGGCCATATACGTTCTTACCCGAAAAAACGAATTGGCCGCCAACATACGTGTCGGCATTGGCGAAGGTTGCAACTCCGAAGAGGGCAGCCGTGATCGCGGCGTTCTTCAATGTCGATTTCATTGTTTTGAGCGTGCTGAAATTCAT